CGTCGATCTGGCAGAGATAGCTGGAGAGACGAAGCCGGCGAGACCGACGCTGGATAGTGCGAAAAGATGGCGGTTGAACATGGCTCAGCCTGCGAACATGATGGTGGAGTGATCGGGGCCGGTCATCACATATCGCTGGGTGTCCGGGGAGGGGTTCTTGCCGGCGAGCTGGAGGAAGGTGGCGTAGACGTCGGACTGGACATCACCGTGAGAGACAACGCGAGTGATGACTGGGCTGTCGGCGTCGCGAGGTACTTCGAGAACTCGGTACATGGTAGGGATCCTTCTGTTGGGGGTGAGAGCACCCCCGGTCCATGGGGAACCGGGGGCTCTGAAAAGACTGGGGTGAACGCTAGGGTTTGACCACCTCCTCTCCAGTGATTAGGTCGTGGGTCTCGATCCACGTGGCGATTTGTTGGAAGGACTTGCCGTCGTCGTTCTGGACGGCGAGGGTGTTCTGGACACTGTCGGACATCCCCACCTCGGTGAGTGTGTGGTCTGCGAGGTAAGCGTCGCCGTCGTACTCATCGTTCTTCTTGGCGCGATTGTGGACGAAGGTGCTGTGGTCGTCGGTCAGGGTCCAGCCTTTGGGGTCGATGATGTCAGCGAGAACGCCGAGGCAGCAGTAACCGTCGCAGGTGCGGAGAGATGACTGGGTGCGCTGGTATCGGCCCGAGCGCAGAGCGTCGGTCCAGCGTTGGCGAAGTTCTGGTATCACAGCAAGTCTCCTGTTAAGAGATCGTGGGTCTCGATCCATGTGGCGATCTCGGTGAATGGTTTGTCCTCGTCATTCATCATGGCAAGATCGTCACAGACCACACCGGAAATCCCCAAATCGTTGGTAGCTTGGAGATTGAGATTTGTTGATGGGATGCCATCTTTGGCGTGCGGTGGTTTCGGCCTGTTGCCGAGTTCGTGATTTTGCCCACACCAGCCGGAGGGGTTGACCACGTCGACCAGAACGCCGAGGCAGCAGTGAGAGTTGTCATCGTTGCGAAGACGACTCCTCCCCTGTGTGTACTTGCCGGAGCGCAGAGCGGCGACCCAGCGTTCGACGAGCGACTTGTCCATCAGCGGCAGTCCTCCGGCGACCAGATCACATTGTCACCATCCTTATGGTGACTCTTGGCGCCGCGCTCGACGACCTTGACTAGGAGCACGGTGCGCTCGGCGAGGTTGCCTCGGGCGTCGAAGTATGTGTGGATCTTGGCGTCGTAGCACTGGGCCAGAGACCCGAATGTGCGATGGGTCACGTACTGACCGACGCTGGGATGATCGGTGTGTGGTGTTGACATCATAGCTCTCCTGCTAGTGTGACAACAGTATATTACAGTTTGATAACGGATGTAAAGCCCTCGGGCCGCTACTCGCGGTCCGATGGTTTAGATCATGTCCGCTCGAAGTTTCGTATGGCGACGTTGTCCTCCGTCAGCCTCGCCGAGCGAGTGTCGTCGTAGCGGATCACTCGGTGATATGCGGCGAGCGCCTCGGTCTGGTCGGTGTACTCGCGCTCGTCGGTCGAGGTGTCAGTGTCGCTGAACTCGTCGAAAATGTTATTCGTCCAGGTGAGGTGGTAGGTGGTCATACGTTCTCCTTTCGGACTCGGCCATTGGGGGACACGATGTAAATCGGTCGATGAAGCTTTCTGGCGTAGCGCACGGTCGCCCACGTTCCCGATCGCATCTGCTCGAGCGCGCCGCGAGGAGCGGCGATCAGCACGGAGGTGCAGTCAACGATTCTGTGGTTGCGCTCGAGGAAGGGACGCGGCGTATCAGCGACGTCATATCGAGAGAACGCTCGGCGTGTGTCGTCCTGCGGCGGGTGTAGGTGGATATGGAAGCCGAGAGCGTCGGCGACGCCCCCGGCTCGATAGTCGGCATTCACGCAATCTCCGTGGTGGAACCAGCGATCTTGGTTGATCACTGGTGGATAGCCGAGGAGAAGTTCGCGCACCGAGGCGAGCTGCTCGTCGCGCATTGTGTCGCTCGTGCCGGTGAAGCCTATGTGGATCTGGGTCACAGGCGCTCCACGAGGGTGAGGCGGGCGGGGAAGGTCGGTTGGTCGACGAAGCGAACATCCATTCCTGACCAGCGGTTGATGAAACCGGCGTTGGATCGCCATATCTGCCACTCCACGAAACTCTCAGGAGTGCAGATGATAATGGCGCTGCGACGTTGGATGAAGGCGTCGCGCTCCTGCGTGGTGAAGTTGAATATTCGGCAGGTCGCGTGGATCACCTCGTAGGAGTTGAGTTTTCGCTTCCTGTTGTAGGACGGGTATCGTCCAGAGTTTGCACTCTGAGCGTCGGAGTCGAGTAGAAATCGTACTGCGCGGGGCATCTTGGTCTCCTGTTGTTGTCGATTGACGTAAGTACGTCAATCGGAACTGTCCACGGTGTAGGCGTAGTCACAGAGGGTGCATCGGTATTCGTGCAGGCAGCGGCCGACGGTGCGCTCGGTGAAGGTGTGGTTGCAGCGAGCGGCTCGGACGAAGGTGGTGGGAGGGGCGGGGAGGGCTTCGTGTACGCGACGGACGAAGCCGACAGCGGTGTCATCGCTGTAGCAGAATAGGACGAGGTTGGTGGCGTAGAATGGGTGATCTTTGGGAGTGTGGACGAGCCACGCTCGCTCCTTGGAGGTTGGGTCGGCAGCTCCGCTATCGAACTTCTGCCAGAATTGTGCTTCGGTGATGGTGGTGAGGTTGGGCGGCGGCTCGTTGAAGTGGCCGAGCCACGAGGGTCGGGTAGTCATCTTAGTCTCCTATCTTAGTGTGGGTATGGGCTGATATGGTCGGGCAAGCCGTCGTCAGTCAGTCGTGATACCTCGAACTAGACCAATCACCGCTGCGACGATACTGGAGGTGTAGCCGATGATGCCATTGTAGCGGAGGTAGGTGTCGAGATGTTCGTAGACTGTCAGGGTTGGGATACCTCCGTCGTCCTCGTACGCCTCGTTCAAGTCACGTTGGATGGGCGGGGGGAGTTTAAGGAATGGGATGTTGGGGCTGGTGTCGGGGGTGAAGTACTCGGTGAGGTCGGCAAGGACACTCTGTCGACCCTGCTGGTACTCCTCGAAGCGGGCGATGCCCTCCCGCTCGGTCATGAGGTCGGCGATGCGGGTGATCAGGGCTTCGTCGCGCTCGGTGATGGTGTCGTCGAACTGTTCTGTAATGATCTCGAGCAGTTGCTCGCGGTCTGCGTCGGCTTGGGTACAGCCGGGGAGCATCTGGGTGGTGACTCCGGGTGGGAGGTTGGAGTTGGTCATGGGGTTGCCTCGTTGAGTTGGATGCGGGTCCAGATTGCCTGAGCGACTGACTTACAGTCGCTCATGGTGGAGATGGGGTGATTGGTGGCGGAGTTGGACGGGGTGTCTGGTGGGTAGATGAGGCAGGCGCCGATCTGGTGAGATGGGGTCTGAGAGCTGCGGCCGATGAATGAGATATAGGAGGTGGTGGAGCCGGAGGTAGGGTATCGCAGCGGGGCGTCGGCGACGTGGAGCTGTCGATTCTTGACGAGGACGCGGCGGTGGCTGAGGAGGCGGAGTTGGATGGCAACCTCAGCTATGGCTTCGTCGAGAGTTTGGGGACGGGACGGGGCTCGAGTCATGCGGTCCTCGTGTCGGTGGGTGGGTTGGGGACGAAGGTGGTGGTCGCGGTGATTAGGGTCTCGCGCTGCCAGATGCGATGGGTGTAGAGCCATCCTCCTGGGACTGGTAGGCGGTGAGTGGTGTCGGTTACGCGCTCCCACTTCGGTTCAGGGTTGCTCACAGTAGGCCCTCTCGGGTGGCACGGTCGAAGAGTATGGTCTCGAGGTGGTGGAGATCGGAGGACTCGTGATACTCGCCCATCCACTCGAGAGTGTATGCCTCATCGGGTGATCCTGGCGGGGCACACTGGCCTCCTGACTCGATGTTGATCACGTTCCGGCCGGGGCCGTACTCGTAGCATGGGATCTCACGCTCTGTCACGTCACAGGTAGTCGTCGTACGGCGACGGGTCGCGCGCCATTCGTCGAAGGTCATGTGTTGATTCCTCCTTTGCAGCCCCAGAGGAAGCTGGACCAGCGAGCGGGGGTCGGGGAGTTGGGACTGGTGGTGACGAGGACCACGGTGCGGATTTGGGATGGGTCGTCGTGTCGGCTGTTGTATCCGATTGCGGCGGCATCCTCGCTTCGGTAGGGGTGGCACTGGTCGTAGCGGAGCATGTCGAGTGGGAACTCTCCGCGTCCCATCACGGTGAAGTAGCGTAGTGTGTCGGCTGGCATGGCAGGTCCTCTCTGTTGAAATTGTCCCAGTCGTCCTGAGCGTCCTGCAAGATAGTGCTGTGCAGGAGGGCGGACATTCGGGCCGCTGTGGCCTCACGGTCCAGGCGCTTCTGTTCTAGACGAGCGGCGCACAGTCTGTCCCACTTTGCGCGGGCACGGCTCACGTCGAACGGGTGCATCGGCGCGGTCGGGGTTATGGGCATGATGATTGGGTCTCCTATACGGAGTGTCAGTGTGGGTAATTGTACTGTGGGCGGATGGTGGATGTAAAGGGGTCGTCTACGGTCGGGGTGGGGTGTGAGGTAAAGATTACGAACATTAAGGATTACGTGGCGGCAATATCTGTTTGGTCGACAGCGCGCGAGCGCCCGCGAGGCAAAAATTTTTTTCAAAACATTGGAATGGAAGTAAAGGGGATAGTCTTTCGGTTAAGTGGTTGTTTCCAAAGGGGAAAGAGGTTATCTGTTTCCAAATGGGTATGCGTAGCGGGGATAGGGTAAGGATTGATGTGATGTGGATGTGTGTTAACGATTCCGTTACTTTCATTACGGGCGAGCAATGTATCGAAAGGTCTTTTTACTATACGCGAGGGGCGGGGGCGAGGCTCTCTCAGCATTTTCTTCCGCGCGCTCGCATAGAGCATCCATCTTTCAGCAGACGTTTGATTCTATGCACGACAACTTGCTCCTCCCGCTCGCCTCATATAAGCTCCCAATCGCCTGATCGAAGGTCCCTCGCGTGCAGACTCCAGACCAAGAGCGAATCTCCAACGTCGAGCGTGCGATACAGATCGCCGCTCTCGTCATAGCTCGCGAGTCCGCTCGCCGACCGAGCGCCAAACTAGGATTCGCACACGTCAACTACGGTCGCCTCTTCATACGAGATCGCTGGACCTTATTCGCCATCGCACGCGAACTGAACTGCGACGTCGCCGACTTGCTCTCCCCGCCCTCGCCCGCCGCAGACAGCGGCACCCGCTGGTCCACCATCAGTGAAGCCGCAGAGAGGCTTTTTGAGCGCGTACAGGCTCTTTCAAGCCCTGTACGGGCCGCCATGCGCCTGCGCGCCGGAGGCATCGCATGGAGCGCCGTAGCGCGTGCGACGCCGGGTCGTGTGATGTTCAGCCTTATGGAAGATACCGATCAGGGCTATCTGATCCTCGCTCGTGAGTGCGAAGATGAGGTGGACCTGCTCGCCCGGTATCATGATCCACGCCTGATGAAAAAGAGCATCCGGCGTGGATCACGTAAAATTATGTTGTCAACAGCACATCATCCGTGCTAAATCTCAGGCACGCTGAGCTTCGTCTCAGCGTGGTTATCCCCTCAGCGCCGTACAGAGATTGAGCGATTCGTTGTAGTCGCTCATCGCATCCGTCACCTTGCAAATCCAAGCGAGCTGGTAGACCATCAGTCGCACGGCTGGATCGTCACAAATCGCCTGTGTCCCGCCGCCCTCGGATCGTACTTCGGCGCAAGCCTCGATGATTGAATGAGCGATGCCGGAGGGATTGCAGGCTCCGGGGTCGACGATCATGCACGCGTCGGCGTGTCTCTTTGACATTCGTTTCTCCCATGTGCGTGAGTGCAAGAAGGGGAACCGCGCGAAGGGCGCGATTCCCTAACTTTCACTCACTCACCGTGATGTGCTTGTGCTTGAGGTCCCAGGCGATGTCGGCGCGGGCGTCGCGCTTCACTCCCGGCTGCTGCTTCGCCAGCTTCTCGGTGCAGGTCGCGATGTAGGCGTCGACCGTCATGCCCGTCTTGTAGAGGGCGAAGCGGGCGTGCGCCGCGCTCGTCTCACGCTTGGGGTTCTTCTCGACCACCAACGTGATGACCCGGGAGTCGGCCGCGTGGACCTTCGGGATCTTCGGCTCTTTGGTCTTCGCCTTTTCGGTCGCCGCCGCTGCCGCCTTCGCCTTGAGACCCGCGAAGGTCTGGGCCTTCAGCGTGTCGTTCGGCAGGGCGTCGTACGCCTTCTTCTGCTCGGGCGTCATCGCCGCGTACATCTTCTTCTGTTCGTCGTTCATCTTCATGGTAGGCTCTCCTGTTTGAAGCACAATCGCTTCGGGCAGTCGTGGGCTCGCGCCACACGACTCACCGCTGCTATTGCGCGATGTTGAACCCGGCTTCCTTCAGGCCGGCGATGAAAAACGCCTTCTCGGCGTCGTTGAGGGTCTTGAGCTCGGCGGCAAACTCGGTCAGGCTCTGGCCGTCCTTGCGCCCGAAGAACTCGCGCATCGCCATGACGAAGGACATGGGTTTCGTGGTATCCATCTGGTAATCCTCGTGTTTGTGGTTGATATGCACTGTAATTGAAGTGTAACCCGGCACGATGACCGAAGGCAAGTCCTCGCAGTAAATTTAATCTGCGAGTAATGAAGATCAGCCGAGCTGCGCGTCCATCACGAACACGAGCTCCTTCCATCCTGTACGAAGGCAGCGGATCTTCGCTCCTCCGGGGTCGATCGTCATGATATAGGTCCATCGTCCATCAGACGCGATGTATCCATCATACTCTGCGTGATGATGGAGACGCTGCTCCGGCGTCATCGCTCGCCACTTCGGCGTGCCTAGCAGGAACGTCATCGGCGTCGGGTGGTAGTCGTCGCTCATGCTGAGCGGGGTTGGTCGGGTCATCTCACCTCCTCCTGTAGGGTGTGGATCGCGCGCGCCGCTTGGTGATAGTAGTCGGCGATGCGAGGATCGGGGTTCTTCGTTGCCTCTGTCTCGCAGAGGTAGCGTAGCGACGATAGGCCGCCCTTCGTCAGTGACTGGAAGTCGATGACCATCGATCCTTCGGCGATGGTACCCTGTAGGGTGATCGTGCTCGTGTTCATGCTCGTCTCCTGTTGTACCGCCACGATAGGCAGCCGATGACCCACCGTCGCCGATGGGTCATGAGGCCGCCTACCAGCGACCTACGATGCCAAGCGAGAGTGGCAGGTTGTGAGTGGGATGCGAGACCATGTGCCACCGAAGGCGCGAGGCGGCGGTCCGTTCGGGGCAGCGAGTGACGTTGTGCGTCGCGAGGTAGGCAGCGACCATCTGCTGTACTGACATCGTAGTTCTCCTGTTGTGCGAAGCCCCATGCTCCGCCCGAGGGGCAGGGTGCGAGACCCTGCCCTACGGGCGAGGCACCTAGTCGATGGTGATGTACCCGCGCTTGGTATCCCACGGGAGATCGCCCGTTGCGTTGCGGCGCGATTGACCCGCTGCGATGCACGCCTCCACGTATGCATCGGTGGACATGCCCGTCGTGTAGAGGGCGTAGCGGGCGCGTGCCTTGGAGTTGATCTCCTTGGGGTTGATGGGTTGGACGAGGGTAATCGTGCCCGCGAGTTTCGGTGCCTTGCCCTTGGTGACGATCGGGGCGGGGGGTGCGCCGAAGGCGGATGCCGCTGCGACGATTGCATCGGCCACGTTCGGGGTCTCGGTCGCGAGGACCGGGGTCTTTTTTGCCATATTCAGTACCATCTCCTATTATCACAGTGCCTAATCGCACCGTACACACATACTAGCACGACGGACGTGCCCCGTACTGTACGTTTGGTTACAGGCTAATTAAACCTTTGTAATGTTTTCGCAATGATTCCCAGCGGCGGATTTTGGGGATCAGCATCTGCCGCTCAACTGAACTTCGACCATCTTGACCCATTCTACACCAGGACCACCGTACAATGCCCCCTCTCTCACCCACCTCCGTCCTTCGTCTCAAGCAGGTCCACCCCGATCTAGCGAGCGTCATCGCCAAAGCCTCCATGACCTGCACCCAACAGTTCGCCGTCTTCGAAGGTGTGCGCTCCCAAGCCGATCAACTCGCTGCCTTCCAGCGTCACACCTCCAAGCTCAACGGCTACCCAATCGGCTCCCGGTGCCCGGACGGTAGTCCGGGGACAGGGATGGGTAAGCACCAAATCAACCCGATCGACGGCTACGGGCACGCCGTAGACCTCGTGCCCCTCGTCGACCTCAAATTCCGCTGGGAGTGGCCTCTCATATATCCGATCGCCGCAGCAATGCGCGACGCCTCCATCGCCCTCGGCATCACCCTACGGTGGGGCGGGGTGTGGGACCGCCATCTCAATGATCTGCCCGACCCTCTCACTACTCAAGTCTCCAACTACTGCACGAGACACGACGGCCCAGACTTCCTCGACGGCCCGCACTACGAGCTCGTCAACACCAATCCGATCACTAAGTAGTGATCTGATCATGCCTAAGAAAACCCTCCCCGCCCTCCCGACCGACGCGCAGCAAGCTGCCACCGTCAAGAAGACGGCCTTCCAGCGGAGCGCACAGCGTCACGCGACTGAGGCCCTTCGCGTCCTCCGTGCCATCATGCACGACACGAAGGCCGACCCAGCCGCGCGCATCAGCGCTGCCGCGAAGGTCATCGAGTTCGGACACGGTCGTGCCTCAAGTGGTGAGCCCGTAATCGTGACGCAGGTGAACGTCCGCCTCGACGCGCAGGACCAGTCGTTGTGACCCGCTGCGAGGTGGAGCAAATCATCGTCGCCAACCCCGCAGCGCACTTTCACTGCGACCATGCCGCGTTTCAAGATCACTCAGACGGTCACCTTCACTGTGTCGCGTGCGGGGGAGACATGGTGTTCTGCACTCCGGACATTTGTCGATGACCTTCGCCTGGACAGAGAAACAGATCGAGGCTCGACACCTCCTCGGGTCCTCGGCCCGCCACATCCTTCTGCGCGGCGGCAGCCGCTCCGGGAAGACCTTCGTCATATGCGACGCCCTCGTAGTCCGGATGCTCAAGGCCCCCGGCTCAACTCACGCGATTCTGCGCTACCGCTTCAACCATCTCAAGGAGTCCATCATCTCCGGCACCATCCCCAGTGTCATGCAACTCCGCTGGCCGAATATCAAGTACGAGATCAATCGGACTGACTGGTACATGCAGTTTGAGAATTCCTCCAAGATGCTCTTCGGCGGCTTGGACGACAAGGAGCGCACAGAGAAGATTCTCGGTCAGGAGCACTCCTCCTTGTTCCTGAACGAAATATCTCAGATCCCGTATGCCAGCCGAAACAAGGCAGTGACGCGTCTCGCCCAGAAGAAGGGTCTGATCAACCGAGCGTACTACGACGAGAATCCTCCGACCGCCGCACATTGGTCGTATCCAATGTGGATGTTAAAGCAGGAACCGCTATCGCGGGTCCCGCTTTCATATCCAGATTTGTATGCTACCCTGCAGATGAACCCCGGCGACAATGCCCAGAATCTCGACCAGCACTACATCCAGGAGCTCGAGTCTCTCCCGGAACGAGACAAGCGTCGATTCCTGTACGGAGAGTTCCTCAGTGAGCTCCCCGGTAGTCTATGGACGTACTCGTCCATAGACTCTGAGCGGCGCGGTCTTACGCAGATTCCTCCGCTGATTCGAATCGTCGTAGCCATCGACCCCTCCGGCTGTGCTGGAGACGAGGACTTTCGCTCAGACGAGATCGGAATCGTCTGTGCTGGAATCGACGCTGAGGGCGAAGTCTACATACTCGAGGATGCCACCCTTCGCGGTAGCCCGCAAGAGTGGGCGAAGAAGGCCGTCGAGCTCTATCAAGTCTGGAGCGCCGACACCATTATCGCGGAGCGCAACTACGGTGGAGCGATGGTGGAGAATACGATTCGTACAGTGTGGCGCGACGCACCATTCAGAGAGGTCGTCGCCAGTCGCGGCAAAATTCGCAGAGCTGAGCCAGTCTCAGCCCTTTACGAGAAGGGACGAGTGCATCATGTCGGGGTATTTGCAGAGCTGGAGGAGCAGCTCCTCAGTTTCACGACCGACGGCTACGAGGGCAGCCGCTCTCCCGACCGCGCCGACGCATGTATCTGGGCCGTCTCTGATCTCGCAGTCAGGAAGCAGTCCAGTCTCTTCCTCACGTCGGTATAGCTGATGCCTATCCTGACCGACTTCATACACGCGCTGCGCGGACGTCCGGCGCACGAGCCCACGCGCGAGACCAGCGTATATCCTCGGATGATGCAGCTCGGACAGCCGAGAAATGCTCCTCAGCGTCCGGCATACAAGCCCACGCCTCGGAATCTGCGCTACTTCGCGAATACTCCGTATGCCCGCAGAGCGATCAACGCCATCAAGAACCCGATCGCTCATCTCGAGTACGAAATTGTCCCCATTCCGGGTGCCGTCGCATCCGATGAACTCTCTCGACAAATCGAGATAGTCCATCGCTGTTTCGAGCACCCAAATGACGATGATGGGTTCACGCAGTTCACCGAGCAGGTGATCGAAGACATGATGCTCGGCGCAGGAGCCATCGAGCAGCAACTCGGTGGTGACAAGAGCCGCCCCCTGTGGATGTGGCCCGTCGATGGTCTGTCCATCCAGATATATCCCATGTGGGACGGCACTCCGTCCGATCCCCGATATATCCAGATGCTCGGATACGGCTCCGCGAGCGGCAGCTACGAAATCTGCAAACTTCGGAACGATGAACTCATCTACATCCGTCCCAACCCGAACACGTCCACACCCTTCGGCTTCGGTCCACTAGAGATAGCGTTCCAAACCGTAAGCCGACTCCTCGGCGTCAGCCAATACGCCGGAAACTTGAGTTCCAACACGAACCCCGGTGGAGTTCTCTGGCTGGGAGACGTGACGGATGAGCACATTCGTGCCTTTCGCTCATACTGGAAGAATGATATTGAGGGTCAGGGGCGGATGCCTGTCACTGGTGGAGGACAGATCGACCCGAAGTATCTGAACCTGCACCCTCAGGGCGATACCGCCCTGTATCTGCAATATCAGGACTTCCTGAAGCGCGAGATTGCCATCGCCTTTGACCTATCCCCTCAGAACCTCGGCATCGAGCACGACATCAACCGGAATACCGCCGAGGTTGCTGAGGATCGTGACATCGCACAGGCGATATCACCAATCGGTCGCAAGTACGCGAAGTCGCTGACCAAGGAGGCGATCCACAACAAGCTCGGCTTCTCACAGGTCATGTTCCGCTTCAAGGGACTGGACCGGGAGGACGAGCTAGAGAATGCTCAGGTCTTCGAGCATGAGTATCGCAACAACGCCGTCACGCCAAACGAGTATCGCTCACGCAGGGGCCTCCCCCCGCTCAACTCACAGTGGGCCGATGTCACCAAGGCGGACGTCGACATTGCGGTCGCGGCGGCTCGCGGCACGAAACTTATCGCAGACGAGAGTGCTACCTCGTTCGATGAGAACAAGACGCCAAAGAGCCCAGATGCAACAACTTCCGATGGTCGTGTTGATACCACGATCACGGCTCGTCCGGCACGGACCTCTCCGCCATCCCGGCGCGGCGACCAGACGAAGTAGAGAGAGGACAGAAAGGGAACTGACATGCGCTATCGTCACACAATCGCAATGCTCGACGGTTCGAAGAACAAGAATTCGGCGAGTCTTATCTGTGGTCTCAAGACATCGGTCGCCATCCCAGCAGCCTCCGGCGCTGCGACGGGTGCCGTCGTCCTCAGTCCCGGTTCTTTCGCTGCCATCCCGACCCTCGTCGCGGCCGACGGTTCTGGCGCGACATTCGCGGCGAGCATGGGTGGACTCACCAGTGACGTCGCGGCTGCGGGAACCGGCTACGCTCCGGGTGATACCAGCACGCTGACGGGTGGTACAGGAACGAAGGCCGTCATGGCTGTCGATACGACTCAGCTCGTTTCCGTCGCAATCAACGCGAAGGGAACCGGGTACGTTCCCAACGACACGGTGCGTCTGGCGGGTGGGTCATTCAATACACGAGCCATCCTCACGGTCAGCACGACCGAGCTGGCATCACTCGCTCTCAACGCGCCGGGCACGGCCTACGTCGTGAATGATACTGTCACACTCGCGGGTGGGACTCACACAACTGCGGCGATCGCCACAGTCAGCAAGATCCAACTCGTCACCGTCGCCATGAACGCCGCCGGAACGCTCTACACACCGGGCGATGTCATCACTCTCGTCGGTGGAACCCACACCACCTCTGCGACGGTAATGGTCGACACAGTCGATGGAGTCACCGGCGCGATCACGTCATCTCACATCATTCAGGGCGGCGTCTACACGGTCGGTGCGACGACGTTCACCTCGAGCGGTGGTTCGGGGAGTGGCGCGACGTGGCAGACCGGCGTCTTCGGCATTCAGGCGTTCACCATCTCGAACGCTGGTGTCTACTCCGTCAACGCCGCGACCTTCACCCAGACCAGCACATCCGGCAGCGGCGTCGGCGCGACATTCCAGACCGCCGTCTATGCGATCCACGCCGTTACGATCACGACGGCTGGCTCCTACACGCTGAATACGGCCACCTTCACTCAAGCCTCCAGTTCTGGAGCTGGGACTGGAGCAACGTTCCAGACGGCGCTCTTCGGTGTCAACACGGCGCACATCTATCAGCCGGGTCTCTACTCTGTGCTGGCGAGCAACCCGATCAGTCAGGGTTCCAGTTCTGGAGCTGGAACTGGAGCAACATTCGACATCCTCACCTACGGCGTCGCGTCGATCGCCGAGAGCGGTGGTGGATCGGGGTATAACAACGGTAGTGCGATCACCGTCTCAGGTGATCTCACTGGCTTCCTCGGTGCCGTCACGACAATCGCTCAGGGTGCGTCGATCGAGATGGCAATCTCAGGTCTCAACAATACGGGCCTGTCGCCACTTCCGTCGGACTACGGCGTGTTCGTGACACCGAATGGACCGTGCAATGTCTCGGTGAACAGCAAGACGGCGAATGGGTTCAACGTCGTGTTCACACCATTCTCCGCCACGGCCTACGTGACGGCGTCTGCATTCGATCTCGCAATCTTCGCATAGGGAGAATTCCATGGCACTGACGAAGGAAGCGCGCGACGCGCTCCCAGAAGAGCACTTCGCTGTTCCGGGGAAACGCCAGCTACCAATCCAGGATGAGACGCACACGCGTCTCGCATGGGATATGGTTGATCGCACGAAGGGACTCACGCCCGGAGAGCGGAAGGCTGCGCGCTCGCACATCCTTCGTCGGGCCAAGGAACTCGGCATGGATACCAAGGGCTGGACGATCAAGGCGCTGGACATCAGCGCAATGGCTCTTTCAGTCCCGAATACGCCCGACCATCCGAACAAGATGCCCTTCTCTGGCATCTTGGTTCGGTTGGACGAACCGTCCGACGGCGCTCCCCACGGAGCGATGGGCTGCAAGATTCTACTTCCGGAGGCCGCCGCCGCTGCTGCCCTCCCATCACTACTCGGTATGGCCGTCAACTATCAGGGCGCTCAGCTCGTGGGTCACGACCCACAGGCAAAGATCGGCCTGATAACGGAAGCCACCATCGAGGAAGGTGCAATTCATATCAGTGGCTTCTTCTACGCGTCCGACTTTCCCGCAGTCACTACTCAGATCAAAGCCGAGAAACAGTTGCTCGGCTTCAGCTTCGAGGCTGAGAATATCCACCTCGAGAGTGCTGAGACAGACCCGCTGGTCATCAAGTCGCTCACGTTCACGGGTGCCGCCGTTCTTCAGAAAGCGAAGGCGGCGTATCAGACGACACGGATCGCGGCACATGCCGATGATCCCAACCAATCAACCAACGGAGATTTCACAGTGACTGAGTCTGAAAAAATCCTCGCGGCTATCGGTGATATCAGCGATCGCCTCGCAAAAGTCGAGTCGGGCGAGACAGCCCGTCTCGCAGCGGCCTCGGTGGCCGATAAGGTCCAGAAGCACGCCGACGCACTCCATCAGTGTGCCGACAAGATGGCAGCGGCGGGGATCGGAATGCATCCCACTCGCGGCCACGTCCAGGTTCTCCACCACATGGCCGACAGCCTGATGGCCGAAGCTCACAACGGGAACATGGCGGCTGCATACTCCGGTCCGAGCATGTACTCCTCGGCTGTCGTCGAGCCGACGAAACCCGTCGTGGTCGACCCGGAAGTGGCAGCTCTGAAGGCCAGCGTCGCTGACCTGACGACCAAGCTGGCCGACGTCAGCGCACGCCGCGCTGCCGAGACTCCGGCGCCCGAGCGTCGCACCGTCCCCGCTCAGATCATGAAGCTCTTGGCGAAGGAGGGTCTGGAAGTCCCCGAGGCGGGGAAGACCCTGGAGATCTCTGCGGTCGACAATGCCCTCAAGGGTATCCCCGATCCGCAGAAGCGTATGGAGATCAAGGCTGGTCTTCGCAACGCTGGCGTCCTCGCAGCCTAGCCCCAACACAGAACAAGGAAAGAAATCACAATGACGCGCAATATCGGGGCCAAATTCGTCACCCGCATGGAGGCCGACGCCGACTTTCTCGGCAACGGTGCCATCGAGACAAATATGTACGAGACCGAAATTTTCGACCTCGTGCGTCGCAGTTCGCCCACTGCTCAGCGATTTGAAGCTCCTCCGGCGACCGGTCATCCGCATCGCTACTTCGAGGAAACTTCAATCCAGACTGCAACATTCACCGATCCTCGCAACATCAGCCCGACTCCTTCCAGCCCGACACGTGTCGAGCAGTCGGTTCTGGTGCGCGCCCTCGTCGATCAGACCAACTTCTCTCTGTTCGACGTCGACGTGACCCGTCAGCAGGGTCAGTTCGCCTATCTTGAAGCCAAGGACATCAACGATCTCATCAACTCCATCATCGTCCTTCGCGGCAAGGCACTCTGGAACGGTACGGCGACGAGCAACAACGACTCTGGCTCGACGCAGTACTGTGGACTTCTCAAGCAGATCACACTCCAGGCGACGATCGACCAGTCCAGCTCGATCATCGACGGTCTGAAGGCGCAGGTCGCGTCCATGGTCGCCGATCCCAACCACGTCGTCCGCATCACCAGCATCTACGTCAACGCGGTGCTGGGCGACTACATCGATCGCGAGGCTCGCTCCGGGCAGATCTTCCTCGGAACGACCACGGTGGAGGGTGGTCTCGTCGTCAAAACTCTCCAGACGCAGGCGGGCCCTCTCCCGCTCATTCCTGATGCGTTCATGCCGTCCGACACGGTTGCGAAGTACGGCTTCGCAGCTCCGCCGGCGACCTACAAGAACTACTATGCGGCGATCATTGGTGACAAGGACGTGGAGATGCCCTACGTCGGCGGCGCCGATCAGAACCCGAACCCCCGTCTGTTCCAGCTCGGGTTGCTCGGCGGTCTGCAGGGTCAGTACGTCGCAATCAAGTTCGACACCTTGCTCGCGAAGGGTCCCTCCTACGCGCACGCTGTCGTCGCGGTGGTGCGTCCGTAACGCATCGTATTCCCTCAACTTGGGGTCGCTAAGGAGCGGCCCCAGTTTTTCCCGGTGTGATGATGATCGTGTATCAGAGAACAGCAGAACCTCAAGCGAGACATCGACTCATCGTCACACCCGGAAAGACTTCCGACTGTTCAGACTTCTGGGAATATGGCAAGCCTCGTATTATCACCGTGGAATTCTTCCACGGTAGCACTGAAGTCCCAGACAATCTTGGTCGATGGCTCATCGATCACTCATATGCCCGCGCGACTCGTCAGCGCATCATCGTTCCAGAAGGAGTGAGACTACATGGCTGATCCCGTCGTCATCAAACCCAAGGAGACAGTTCTCGAGGCCAACTTCACAGCTCCATTTACTGGATCGGCTGATGTTGCTGCATCCAACACGGTGAAGGTCACTCCGGGGCGCTCACTCGTTATCAACTGTACGGTCGCCGGCAACGTCAAGGTTGGGTTCGCAGATGGATCTACTCTGACGATTGCCGTAGCGATCGGAACGCTGATTCTTCCGTGGGCCGTCGCGCAGGTCTTCGTCGCCGGCACGACAGCGACGGCAACCTACGCGAATCTGCTGCTCTGATGCCCGGCTCTCAGTACCTCGATTCTGACGAGTACGTCGCGTATGGTCTTCCAACGACTATGACGCAGGCGATCGTCAAAAATGCGAGTTCAATTATTGACGCCTATCTGGGCCGTCCACAGGGCCTAGCATGGTCGCCAGACGCCGGGGGTACGCCCGCCTATATGGTGGCTCCAACGCCGCGCTTGACCCTCACCTGTGTCTCAGCGGTGTCACCGGGCGCGGGTGTAGTGGTGGCATACGCAGGAGCAAAGTTGGACAACAACGTCGTCGGTGAGGCGGTCGTTCTAGATCGTGCGAATATCAGTGCTGTGGAGACTTGTGTGATCACAGCGATTGATCCCGCAGCCAAGACGATTACGTTGCAGAATGTCCAATTCGCACATGCTCCGGCATGTACGGTGGAATTCGGTATGACCATCATGGAGGAGCGAGAGCTCCCGAGTGATCGTTCCATCACGCGCGTTGCTCAGCACCCGATTATGACGCTTCTCAGCGGTGCTGGACGATACGGCTACGGACGCAGAAGTCAGCAGACCGCTGGCAACTTCCAAGAATTCAATCTTCTTGCGGTGGTCTCCTCCTTCGGTGGACCCCCACTGTGGATACCTTGGGACGTCAACAACGCGTCGGTCTCCAATCTGACAGGGGAGATCTGGGTTCCAGCGGGTGTTCTTCTCGCATACTATACCGATGTTCGCGTCTGGTACATCGCGGGCTTCGCGTACGATGAGATACCTCAGCCTGTGAAGCAGGCGTGCGCCAACATCTGCACTCTTCTGAAGGAGACAGGTCTCGGAGCCAATATCCGCTCGCGCAACGTGCGCGACGGCACCGTCGTCGGCAAGTTCGAGAACAACATGATCGACTTCAACAGTCGTCAACTCCTCGACCCATATCTGGCGCGTCGGTTCATCTGATGCGTATGTATCTCAAGGTGACTGGTGACGACGCCATCGAGGCTCGTCTATCTGGTCTCCCAACCGCGTATATCGCGGTTGCAGAAAAAGAGATGCAGAATATCGTCAATCTCATCGTTGGCAAGGTCCACGAAAATCTTGACGGAGGAGTACTCAATCGTCGCAGTGGTGAGCTGTATGACTCTATCCAGAGTAATGTGGTGGAGGATGCAGGGACACGCGTCATCGGTACGGTCTGGTCTACATCCCCACTGGCAAAGATTCATACCGAGGGTGCGTATATCCGTCCTCATGAGATTGTCCCGCGCACGGCTCGCGCACTCCGGTATCTCGGTCAAGGGTTCGACTTTACATTCGCAGCACGAGTTCAGCATCCCGGAGTCACCCTCCCCGCTCGGCCCTTCATGGAAATATCACTTGCTGAGGTGAGTGGTGCTATCCGAGAAATTCGCAAATCTATGACGAAACAGGTCGTTGGATGACACAGATCGCACAAGATGTTGAAAGTGTCATGGAGGCATTCTACACTTCCATGGTTGCACAACAATCTGCGATTGGTGCGTTGACCATAACTCGCATCTGGCAGCCGTGGGATCAGCTTTCAGCGATAGCGCAGCCCGCCATCGTCATCGTTGAACCATCTGAGCAGCAAGAGCAGACGATTGCGATGCGCTCGAAGGTGAGACTGAATGTTCAGCTCGTCTGCTACATTCGTGTTGATAATGCGGATGTGAGTAATCCTCCGTCTAAAATCTTGAATGATTTTATTCGGAAGATTAGAACGGCGATACTTCCGCAGGGCAGAGATATTGTGAAGAATACGAATACTCTTGGTGGACTCGCCGCCGGAGTGTTCGTGAATGGAAAAATCATCAAGGACGCTGGGGTTCTAGATGAGCAGGCGAGCCTTCTAATCCCAGTAACCATCATTCTACCTTAAAGGAGAAAGACATCATGGCCTTCGCAGTCTTCGGGCCGGGCTCGCTCTACATCACTCGTACTGACGTCGTGAGCACACCCATCAACATCGGCTACTGTCAGTCCTTCAGTCTCGATGAGACAGGAGAGACGAAACAGCTCTACGGTCAAAATCAGTACCCGCTGGCAGCGGCGAGAGGAACAATCAAGGCGACCGGAAAGGCCGTCGCCGCTGAAGTTTCTGGCATCGCTCTCAACTCTGTCTTCCACGGGGACTCATTCGCCACAGGAATGATCATCCCGAATTGGGCAACGGCCCATCCTATTCCTGGATCTGGACCGTACACCATCACGATCACCCCTCCTGGACCTCTCACATTCGATCAAGATCTTGGTGTCGTGTATGCGACGACTGGTCTTCCGTTCCAGAGAGTGTCATCGCTGACGGCTGTCGGGCAGTACACGAATACTGGAGGTCTGTACACGTTCTTCAGTGGTGACGCAGCCGCCGCCGTTCTGATCTCCTACACGACGGCTGGAGGTACGTCCGGTCAGACACTCACGATCACCAACAAGCTGATCGGAACGGCGCCGATCTTCCAGATCGACTATGCTACGACTTTGGAGGGGAACGCATACTATCTGAGGATCTTCCAGTGTGTCGCGAACAAGCTGTCGCAGTCGTTCAAGATCACGGACTTCATGCTGCCCGAGATTGACTTCGACATCTTCGCGAATACGTCTGGCAACGTCTATACCGCCAGCTATCCAAACGTCAGCTAGGGAGATATTACTATGGCATTCGCAGTCTTCGGGCCTGGATCTCTGTACGTCACGCGTACAGACATCGTCAGTACGCCCATCAACATCGGTTATTGCCAGTCATTCAGCTTGGATGAAACTGGTGAGACGAAACAGCTCTATGGACAGAACCAGTATCCTCTGGCGGCGGCGCGTGGTACGATCAAGGCGACGGGCAAGGCCGTCGCAGCAGAGATCTCTGCCATCGCGCTTAACTCCGTCTTTCACGGGGACACGTTCTCCACTGGTCAGATCGCACCGAACTGGGCGACCCCTCATACAGTCCCAGCGCCGAGTGGACCGTACACTGTCCTCATCGCACCTCCAGGTGGTCTGACATTCGATCAGGACCTTGGCGTTATCTACGCGTCGACAGGTCTCCCACTCCAGAGAGTTGCGAGTGGCCCAACGATTGGTCAGTACGTCAATCTCGGAGGTCTGTACACATTCGCCGCTGCTGATGCTTCCATCGCCATGCTTATCTCCTACACGACATTAGGAGGTTCCTCAGGTCAGATAGTGACGGTCACCAACAAGCTGATCGGAACGGCGCCGATCTTCCAGATCGACTACGCCACAACGCTGGAGGGGAATGCCTACTATCTCCGCATCTACCAGTGCGTGGCGAACAAGCTGTCGCAGTCTTTCAAGATCACCGACTTCATGCTTCCGGAGATCGACTTCGACATCTTCGCGAATTCCTCCAATCAGGTCTATACAGCGAGTTATCCAAATGTCAGCTAGTATCACACTCGCCGGCGTCGTCTACCAACTCCCCGAGAAGCCGCTGCTCGGGGAGGTTCGTGCGGTCAGCATGGCGATGTCTCGCAAGTTGCCTCCGTATGGTGAGGAACTTGAGGCATACGCTTGGGATCAGGCTGCTGACGTTGTCGTCGTTGCCCTGAAACGTCCACAGCCAGACTGGACGCGTGACAGCTTGTTCTCACAAGCTATTATCCCAGATGAACTTTGGGCGGCGCGTCGCATCATCCTCACACACTTCGGTCTACTCAAGGAGCCCAAACCGGGGGAAGAAGTGGCCGGGGTGGAGCAAGTTGGGAGTGGGTCTACGGAGAACTCTGCACCGGCCTAGCCAAGACTCCAGATGAGGTAGGTTCTCTCACCATGGATGACGCCATGGAAATCCTCAATCACTGGAGAAAACATCCTCCGACACACCGTATCTTGGCATCGGTGCATAATGTCAAACCCCAACTCACTGTTGAGGAACAGTGGGCTCAGGGAGCGATGGGACCAGCCGATTTCTTGGGTTGGGTGAAGTCTACAAGCGGAAAGAAGGCTGGCCCGAATGGCTGATGACACAGAAACTATCATCATAACTGGTGACGTCAGCAGTTTGAAAGAGCAACTCAATGTTGCTCAGATTGAACTGACATCGTTCAACAGTGCCATCAAAGAAACAACAACTTTGATGTCTCGGATGGGTTCATCTGGGGCGGCGTCTCTCCAACCATATCTCACAGAATTGAGGCAACGCGCTGCTGACACGACGGCGGAGATAAATCAACTCACCATTGCGATCAAGAATTACGGGAATGTCCAGAATAGTGTCGTCACCCAGACACCATCCTCCAGCTTCAATCGTATGGTGTCTGATCTTGCTGATGTCAAGACCAGCTATCTGTCGGCGAAGGGTAGCGCTGAGGTCTTCTCATCAGCCGCAGCCGCTGGACTCCTCGGAACTGCCGAGGCTACCGGAACTCTCAACCTAGCAACATCAGGAGCGATACAGGAGTATATCCGCCTCGGCCACGAGGCTATGACAGGCAACTATTCTAGAATGCCCGGCTCTGCAGTCGTGCTCGCCTCCCGTATGGGGGGCCTGACACTGTCGACCCTCGGGACCGTCGCGGCCTACGTCGCACTTGGCGCAGCACTCGTCGCACCAATCGCCACTCTCGGTATTCTCACACTTCGTCAACATGAGGCGGATGAGGAGGCAAAAAATCTCGCTGAACAATTCGCCCTGACAGGTCGTGGTGCGACCAATACGAAGGATGCTATCGAGGGTGAGATCAGTACACTCCAGCAGATGACTGGGGTCACGCGCGCTATCGCGTCAGAGACTGTCGCGTGGGATGCAGCCCACGCTGACGTTAATGACAAGATTGCTAATGCTGCGAATCAACTTCTTCCACAATTCGTCAGCTATGGTAAGAACGCTGTCTCGGTGCTCGGCGGTATCAAGCAATCTCTTGCTGAGATCAACGATTCTCCAATCAAAAATGCTGTGTCGGCATTTGATGAGTTGAATACCAAGTTTCTGCGTCTTCCTCAGAGTGAGGCCAATGCCATCAGTCGTATGATTGAACTTGGTCAGCGCACCGAGGCAGTCACTCGTATTCTTGCTGATCTTGCTGCTCAGGGTGGAGGCAGCATACAGAAGATTGATCAGCAGGTCATTGAAGCAAAGGAAGATGTCCAGAGAGCGAAGGATCAACTAGAACTTCTTCAGCATACTGCTGCTCTTCCAGGTAATCCAGAATCTATCTACGCAATTCAGGAGGCAGCGCTCCTCGCTCGTCATGAGGTGGATACACTCGAGGCCAGTCTTAAGAAACTCCTCGGTGAGCAGTCTGCTAGAAATCCGATTATTCCGATCGACGCCTCGCAAGTCTCTGATCAGTTGACACGCATTGCACAGGATGTACAGAAGACCAATGCACAGATCCTTCAGGATCAGGTCACGTATCTGAAGCAGGAGGAGCAGGCTCACAATCTCTCCGCCAGCGCGCGTCACTACATCGAGACCACACTCCAGTCCAAGTTGGTCGATCTGGCGCGAAAGACGAGTGCCGATAACATCGAGACGATGCACGCTACGGAGAATGCGGCCGGTCTCATCGGCACGGCGCGTCTGAACCGTGAAATCGCAGACGATCGCAAGGCAATTGCTGATAAGAATACGACGGCTGAGGATCGGCTGCGGCTTGAGCGTGAACTCGGTGATAAGCTGTCTCAACTTCATCAGCTCCAGTTCAATGCTGAGAAGAAGTTGGAGAACGACAAGCACTCGTGGCTTCAGCAACTCTACGATGAGCAACTTCAGGTAATGAAGACTGCTCTCAAGGAAGAAGCTGATGCTGAGAAGAGTGCCGCGCAGGCTGATCTATCGATTGCACGCTCCGTTCTTGATCAAAAGAAGGATATCCTCAACCGAGAACTCACCGACTTTCAGATCACCGCTCAAGAGAAGTTTCAGATGGAGAAACAGTACGCCATCGAGGCTGAAATGGCTGAGGAGAAGGCCATCATGGCCGAGGGTCTCACTGCTCAGCAGACATACGACAAAATTCGGGTGCTGCGCGCCAAGCTGAATACCGATCTCGCCAAGTTAGACACTCAGATGGAGCAAGAATCTGTCCATACTTGGAGGGACATTCTCGCTCCAATCCAAACAGCTACGACTTCAATATTCTCCAATATCGTCACGCGAGCTCAGACCGTCGGTCAACTCATGCGTGGAGTTCTTCAGCAGTTGGTTCTGGACTTCGCGACGGCTCGCATCAAAATTGAGTTTGACTGGCTGGCGGGTCAGGCCGCGATGGCTCTCGGTGCTCAGAAGTGGGCGTCCAAGTCACTTATCGAGTGGGTTGCTAGTGAGCTAGGTATCCAAACAGCAAAGGAAGAAACTGCTGCAACGACTGAGTCGACCGATGCCGCGCTGGCAGCGTCAGGTGCGACGACAGCATATCTCACCGCTGCCAGTCAAATCGCGACTGACGCAGCGGTCGCCGGGGCGGGTGCCTACGCTGCGACTGCTATGATCCCCTATGTGGGTCCAGCACTGGCTCCAGGTGCAGCGGCGACGGCCTACGCCGGAGCATTATCGTTTGAGGGTGCGCTGGCTCTCCCAGCCCTCGCTACAGGCACGATGAATGTCCCACAAGATATGCTCGCGTTCATTCATGAGGGCGAGTCTGTCGTACCAAAAGAATTTGCACAGGGACTTCGTGAGTCAGGTTCTATATTCAACAATCAGCGCGGTGGTGACATCAATCTTCACTACGGTCCTCACATCATGGGAGATCATCAGAAATCTCTCACAGAACTCTTGGATGATCAGCCCTACGCGCTGCTCGACATGTTGACGAGACTTAATCGTAATGGTGCGCTTCAGCAGGCCCTCAGATGACCATTCTCACGTATCCCCAACTCCCCGGTCTGCTGCCTAATGTTATCTGGCGTCCAAAGTGGTCCGCTGAGGTCCAGCAGCACACCTCAGGAGCTGAATTTCGTATCAGCTACTGGGGGGCACCGATGTGGGAGTGGGATTACAGCTATGAACTCTTGCGGGATGGCTTCTCCACTAATGCTGAATTTGACGAACTTCGCAAACTCGTCGGGTGCTTCAACGCATGTATGGGACAGGTTCTCGGTCTGAAGCTATTCAACCCTGATGACAACAACGTCGAGCGCCAACTCATCGGTGTAACGGATGGTTCGACTACGACATACACCCTGACGAGAACCTACGGGGCCGATAATCCAAACCTCGGGTTCAATACGACGGAGCCGGTTGGCTTCGTCGATACCACGCAGCCGTTCTATCTATACGTTGATACGTCCAACGTGCCGAAGCGTACTGATGATGCGACGTATGCCTACTCGCTCGTCACTACGACTCCTGTACTCCAACAACTCGTCTTTGCAGTCGCTCCTCCAGCCGGGCACAATCTCTACGTTCAGATGTCCTATCTGTACTATGCTCGGTTTAAGGATAGCTCGCAGGACTTTCAGAAATTCATGAACAAGTTGTGGATGTTGCAGAAGGTGACACTCCAGTCACTGCGTTCTGAGGCAGCGTCGTGAGATATACCTCTCCTCAGAAGGCATTTCTACGAACGAGACAGCCGTGTCTCAAGGCTGATCTATTCACGCTGACACTCATCGGTGGTACAGTGGTGAGATTGACCACGTTCGACAGTAATGTCGTAGTCGGTGGTCATACATTCAGCGCCTACGGGCCGGCGATGAGTCGTACTGGATTATCATATCGGAACACTGTTGAAGTTCCTGAGATGAATATTCGGTTCCTCGCACGTGTGACTGATCTTATTCTTGGATTGCCGATAAAGCGTCAGGTGGTGACTGGAGTTTTTGATGGAGCGACTGTCCAGCTCGATCGTATCTTCATGCCAACACTCGGTGATGTTTCTCTCGGAACAATCTTGATGTTCATTGGTCGGATGAGCACGGCGAAGGTATCTGCTGCTGGAATCGACATGACTGTCAAGGGCGATAACGTCCTGATGAACCAGTACATGCCGAAGAATGACTATCAGACCAACTGTCTCCACACATTCTGTGACGTGGGCTGCACACTCAATCCCGCATCTTTCACTATATCGTGCACAGTCGGTTCGAGTCCGACTACGATATTCCTTCCATGGGGTAGCGTTCCGGCGAATCCTACATTCTATACTCTTGGTAAAGTCACAATGACTTCCGGTGCTACCAGCGGTCAGGTGAGAACTGTCAAGAGTGCAGATTCAAGTGGCGTTACACTCGTTTTCCCACTCGATGGGACACCAATCGCTGGTGATACATTCAACATTCTTCAAGGTTGTGATAAGACTCAACCAACCTGCCTCAGCAAATTCTCGAATCTCCAGCATTTTCGCGGATTTCCATACATTCCACCAGCGGAGACTGGAGTATGACCGAGGAAGAAGGTCGAGCGGCTGTCGTCGCATATTCCAAGAAGTGGCTCGGGACACCCTTTCGTGATCAGGCCGACACGATGGGCGGAGGTGTCGACTGTGCGATGCTTATCATACGCTGCTTCGTCGATACGGGCATACTCCCCCCGTTCGACCCTCGTCCTTATCCTCCTCGGTGGCATCTCCATCAGAGTCGTGAGCGATTTCTTGAGTGGGTTGAGCAATTCGGGATTCAGACGGATGAGGAGAAGGTCGGGAACGTAGTCGTCTATCGTGAGGGTCGCTGCTTCAGTCATGGTGGTATCATCGTGGATAATGAGAATATTGTTCATGCCGCGTGGCTTCGCAGAGAGGTTATTGCGACACCAATATTCGATATCAAGCTGACACACTATCCTACAGGCAAGGTAAGACCTCGTCGTATTTATGATATTTGGAAGAAGTTGGCGGCATGACACAGAAGGGTGGAGCGAACGCCTATAGTTCCCCGAAATATACGGGGATTAGTATCCAGACATCTGCTCAAGGTGTCGCCATACCATACATCGCCGGGAAGGTTCGCGCTGGAACGAATCTTATCTGGTATGGAGATTTCAAGAAGGTTGCGGTCAAGCGGGGAGGTAGCGGCGGAGGAAAGGGTACTCAGCTCTATAAATACAGCGCGGCGGTGATGCTCGGTCTGTGCGAGGGGCAGATCCAGAGTATTGATCAAGTCTGGGTTGATCAGGCAACATCAACTCTTGCTGCACTTGGACTGACTTTATTCACTGGATCTGCTTCCCAGTCTCCTTGGTCGTACATGGTGAGCAAGCATCCGAGTGAAGCTCTCTCCTATGCCTACACCGCATATCTTGCGAATGAGTCATATCAGCTCGGTAACGTCCCCACCCTCCCCAATCATAATTTCGAGATCGTGAGTCTATTTTCTGGTACGATGCCTGGTACGGTCGATGTCAATTTCGCCGATGTTATCCCAGATTTTTTGAACAATCCTCAGTATGGACTCGTCTCGACGAATATTGACTCTACGTCGCTCGCATTCTACAAGACGTACTGTCAGGCTCAGGGTCTGTGGTTCTCCGTACTGCGCGATAAGGCCGAGCAGGTCAGTCAGACTTTAGATCGTTGGGCTACTCTGACGAATACCTGGATTGGATGGTCTGGCTCTTCACTCAAGTTCATACCATTGGGGGATACTGCGATTACGGCGAACGGGGTGACATATACCCCGAATACGACGGTCCAGTATGCTTTAACTGAGGATGATTTCTTTCCAGGAAATGGCCCTCCGATTATCACCGAGCGTTCTGATCCTGCAGATCGCCCTAATCATGTGAAATTGCAGGTAAAAGATCGTGTGAATGCGTACAACGTCGCATCTGTCGAGTGGCAAGATCAGGGTCTAGTTGATCAGTTTGGGCGCGTAGACAATTCGGTCACAGATGCTTCTGAGATTTGTGATCTCACAGTTGGAAATCTTGTAGCTCAATTCATCGGTCAGCGTGGAGCATACATCCCGAACACATACTCGTTCAAGTTGGGGTATGAATTAGGATCAGGTCTCGAGTTTGGAGATATCTGCACAATCCAGAGTGGAAAGTCTGGCATCCCTAATCCCATTTCTGTTCGCATTCGGACATTGGATGAGGACAACGCCGGAGCGTGGAGCATTCTAGCTGAGGGGATTGTGCAGGGTACAGGAACTGTCGTTCCTGGGAATCAACCATCGAGTGATGGTGGGTTTATCGACACTCAGGTTGATCCTGGCGATGTCAATTTCCCGATGATTTTTGAACCAACGTCAGACTTGACAGCTGGAATTCCACAACTCTGGCTCGCTGCATCTGGTGGTCCGGACTGGGGTGGCGCAGTCGTCTACGTCAGTTTCGACGATATCACATACACCCCGATGGGCGCCATCACATCACCAGCACTACAGGGTCATATCACAACGACCTTGGGTCCTCACAGTGATCCTGATCCTTCTGGAGCGTTCACTGCTGATCTCACATTGAGTGATGGTATCATGGATACCACAGCAACTCATGCAGATGCTGACGCATTCCGGACATTAGTGCTGATCACAAACAATATCCCCGGATTTATTATTCCTCATAATGGAGAGATGATCTCGTACGGTTCTGTGGCTCCTGGATCGGGATCATTTCTGTTCAATATCAGTTATCTACGTCGTGGACTATATGGAACCACGATTGCCAATCATCCGGTGGGTAGCAACTTCTGCAGATTTGATCTAAATGCTGTAGAGGGACTTGGCAATTCTGTCTTCACATATTTGATTCCTTCTCAGTATATCGGAACAACCATCTACTTCAAACTCGCCAGCTTTAACTCCTTCGGAAATGCAGCACAGGATATCTCTCTTCTTAGTTCATACTCGTATGTCTCAAGTGGTGTCGGGTATGGACCTGTGAATGGTCTGCCTGCACAACCGACCGGATTTGCCGGATCTCCGAGTGCGAACGGTGCTCTGTTCTCGTGGACCGCCAATGCGGTCAACGATAATGTCGAGACGTATCAAATCTGGGGAGCCCTCGGGACTGGGACGGCGTTCGGCAGCACGTCTCTCATGTACACGACCAACAGTCTCAACTGTCTGGTGCCAAATCTCACAGCGAACACGGCCTACACGTTCTATCTCGTAGCTGTGAATTCTGTCGGATCGTCCACTCCTTCGGCATTACAGAATGTGACGACGGGCGCAGCTCCCATCACTGGTAGCAGCTATCGCGCCGTCACGTACAGCACGAGCCCGGTCACTCTTCTCAATTCGGACGCCTATGTCGACATCACCAATACATTCGGTCCGAACCTTGTGGTTAAGATGCCCCCTGCACCGACGAGTGGTCAGCGCATTGTGCTGATGGATGCAGGCGGCAACGCTGGGACGAATACTATCCTGCTCAAGAACAATGCTGGATCGACGCAGCTCGACCAGATCATCGTTAATAGTGGTTGGACCAATCCAGAGATGTGGAATGGTTCGACGTGGAGGCAGACGGCATGACAAAGAAAATCTGGCTGGTCGGGGCGTTCATGATATTGGCGACCCCGGTGTTCGGAGGAGGAGTTCCGAACCCCGCAAACATCGATACCCTCCCCGGAAGCGGTCTGACGAATAATGACTTCGTCCTTGGAAGTTCGATCCAAGGATTGAAGGATGCCAGCTTCGCCACAGTCCCGGTCTCAAAGGGTGGAACCGGGCTGACATCTGGAACGTCCGGTGGTATCCTCGGGTTTACAGGTTCAACAACTCTTACCTCGAGCGCTGCACTGACCATCCACGCCATCACAATAGGCGGCGGGGCCGGGGCAACACCCTACCCTCTGGCGAGCCTTGGGAGTACTCATACGCTCCTCCACGGTGGCACGGGAGACCCTACGTGGGGTGCGGTGGACCTTGCCACGGAGACCACCGGGACACTTCCTGCTGGATCATGCCCGATCCCGACGGGAGTAACTCTCGGCTGCGTCTACGCACCGGCGAATCCACCAGCCGCGCACAACTGGCTGACAGGGTATAATGGAACGACGTGGCTCACAGCTCAGCCTGACTATACAGACATCACAGGATTGGGGACAGCCGCTACTCAGAATACTGGAACTTCAGGTGCCACAATCCCGATGCTCAACGGAGCTAACCAGTGGGGCGCTGATCAAATCTTTGCTCCTGGATCATGTTCTCTACCGGGTGTGGCTCTCGGTTCTCCTGGAGATTCAGGATTTTTCAACTATGGTGTATCTGACGATATTGGTTTCTGCGCGGCGGCGCATCTGAGAGCAGTATTCTATGGATCAACGAGTAATGCTCCTGTCGTTTTCGGGAATACAACGGCGAATGTAGTACCGACGAGTATCCTCGGTGGTAATAACGGGATTGAGAATATCGGGACTGTGACACAGTACGGAGCGTACCGGGCGCTCTCGTTGAAGAATACCGCTGGTGGATCTCCGCTTATCGCTCTCTCACACTCGAGATCTGCAACGAATGGATCATTCTCAGCACTCACCAGTGGTGATTTTCTCGGGTTTGTTTCCTTCGGTGGTGATGATGGAGCATCGTACGATACAACCGGAGCTACCATCGTCGCCATATCGAAAGGAACATGGACAGGTGGTGTCGGACCGTCCGATTTAATTCTCGGAGTGCAGAACAATGCGGGGGCGTTGGTGAAGGTCGCCTGTCTCGATGCAGATACAGGCTGGTGGAATGGGAGTGGTGGTGTATCAACCATATGCTCTGGATCAAATTTTCTTGATCGATCCAACAATGCGACATTCCTCAGTGCCGTCTTCGGTTCTCCCACCGGGGGGAACAAGGGTTCTGGAACAATCAATGCAACGACAATCTATCAGAATGGTACCGTACTCGCCACTATTGCGACGAGTGGTAGTGCGAGTGATCTGACGACTGGCACCGTCGCGGCTGCGCGGATGCCAGCCTACACCGGAGATGTGACATCTCCAGTCGGCACAACCGTCAACACAGTTGCGAAGATACAGGGGACCACCGTCTCAGGAACGACTGGCTCCGGCAACGTCGTCTTCTCAGCCAGTCCAACATTCACTGGCACCATCACAGGTGCAAGCGTCGCATTCTCAGGTGCGGGCGGTACATGCACGAATCAGTTTGTTCGGATCATATCCACAGCTCTAATTCCGACATGCAACACGGTCAATCTTGCATCTGACGTTACCGGAACTCTCCCATCAGGATCATTTGGTCCACTGACCGGAGACGTCACAACTTCTGGGTATGCGGCGACAGTTGCGAAGATACAGGGCACCGTCGTCTCTGGAACGACCGGATCGACCAACGTCGCATTCTCAGCATCACCAACATTCACCGGCACAGTCCAGATGGCTGCGAGCCATTCCTCCGGCAGCTCGTTCATCGACGCTGACTTCTACTGGACTAACGACATTACACCCCCGCTCATCACAGCAAATCAGGACGACTATGCTCCAACTGGCAACGCGACGGCAGTCGTCTTTCGTCTCTCAGGTGATGTGACTCCTCGTACAATCACGGGATTGGCGGGAGGGGCCGACGGGCGTCTCGTCATGTTTATCAACGTGGGAGCAAACAATCTGATTATTGCGACGGACAATATAGGATCATCTGCAGCCAACAGATTCCGTCTGGGAACGAGTACCGATATCACACTCACACCAGATGATACGATGGTGTTTGAGTATGATGCTACAGTATCCAGATGGCGTTGGGTCAGTTCTCAGCTCCCCACACCTGGTCCTGCTCAATTAGGTGGTATCAACTCAGCACCATGCACCGGAAGCAATTGGGTGAAGGGATATAACTCGACAGGATCGGCGACCTGCACTCAGCCAACCTATGGTGATATCTCCGGTCTCGGCACGGCTGCGACTCAGAATACTGGAACATCTGGTGCGACGTTACCATTCCTCAATGGTGTGAATACGTGGTCGGCAGCGCAGACATTCAGTAATGGTGCGACGATCAACAGTGGTCTCACCCTCGGTACTCCTCTGACGGGAGCGAATGGTGGCACAAATAATGGATTCATGCAGTTCAGTGGCCCAGCATCAACACTGAAAACGTACACACTTCCGAATTCTACCACTACTCTACTCTCACTTCTTGACATCAACGTAAATGTCGCACCGGCGACCAGTGGCTCCACAGTTCTTCTCGGAAATGGTACTGGTGGATTTGCGAACTATACTGGAGTGACGTGTACGGGCCAATTCATCAGAGCACTTAACTCTTCTGGTGGTGGATTGTGTGCCGCCGTCAGTCTTGTTGGGGACGTTTCTGGCATACTCCCGATCGCCAATGGTGGGACGAATGCGTCGACGACTTATGGCGCTCTGACAAGTCTCGGAGTTCCGCTGCACGACATACTGGAAAATCCATCATTCGACGTCTGGCAGGAGAATACCACCTATTCTCCGAATACAGGTGCAAATACATTCATCGCAGATCGATGGAAGGTTCGTACATTTACAACGGCGACTAATGGATCGAGAACTTTCTCACAAGTTGCTGGTTACTCGGGAGCGCAGTTCGCACTGAAGATACAGAGAGCAGCGGCGAATGCTGAGACAGCGCAGGCGACCGTTGGTCAGCAGATATACACCAAGGATTCAATCCCACTGCAGAGCACAACACTGCACCTCGCGTGTGATGTCAAGTGGGGAGCGAATTATAGCCCCAATGGATTGAATGGTGTTCTATTCTCTGGTACAGGTATAGACGAGACAGTCAATCTGAATGGTGGGTTCGCCACTGGAGCGGCGTCAGCAAATTTCTCGACAGTTCCAACTTCATCTGTTGGGAATACGACACATGCAGATTTTGGAACCGTGGCCGTTCCGTCAACCGAGACAGAACTTGCTGTGCGAATTTCGACCAATACGTGGATCGGTACGGCTGGAGCGGATGATAGTGTATCCATCACCAACTGCAATCTCACCGTCGCAACGGGTGATGTCCCATATTCTAAGCCACAGTACGAGGTCGAGCTGCGTAACGCTCAGTTCACATATCGTAAATCTTTCACATATGCGACTGTTCCAGTTCAGAATGCTGGAGCACTGACAGGTGAATCTCTGTGGTCTGCCGGTGTCGCTGGAGCAGCCGCCGAGAAGTATTACGTCTTCTTCGGTAACACGATGCGTGCAGCACCAACGATCACATTCTATAACCCGGCTGCTGCGAATGCGAATTGCCGGGATGAGACAGCGGCGGCGGATGGAGCGGCGGGAGCATCCAGCAATGTGTCGGAGAAAGGATTCTTCATCACGTGTAACGGCAACGCGGCGACAGCGGTCAACAATACGATGGGGATCCATTGGGTCGCTGACATTCGCCTTTAACCCTTGTGCAGAAGGTACTTCTGCTGTATGATTCACATTAACGGAGATCACAATGATCCTCATGGTAGCGCCGGGTCCAAACATCAACTACGGACCACTTGGTTCAGGGGCGACCTACGTGTCGGACGCTCTCAGTCTCATCTACATCTACAATAACTCGACGGCTGATCAAGCATCGCTGACAGCACTCGGCGTCTCACTTCTCGCTGCGTTCGGACCTCTCGGTAGTCTGGGATTTGCTCTTCTCACAGATCTGTATTCTTTTGATACGACGAACCATATGCCGAAGTTTACCATCGCGACAGTTTTCAACGATGGTGGAAACAACGGGACATGGTACAAGACCGGAAACGGCAATGGCTCGGGCAACTGGACACAAGGTTCAACGGCGACGCTGGTAGGGCTCAGCACAGCGCTCACCACTGAGACAACGAATCGTACAGCGGCCGACACCGTACTCACGAACAATCTCGCGACAGAAGTCACCAATCGCACAAATGCTGATACGGCGATTGCCGCAACTGTGACGACTGAGGCATCAACACGCGCGGCTGCCGATACAGCGTTGACGATCGCGCCACATACGGCTGCGAATGGTGATGTTCTAGTTGCGAATATCTCCAATCTTCCGACCAACACATACAGCAACGGAGCGGCTGGTGTCGGCTCGACGATAACGTCAAATGTGAATGGTGCGTTCCCTACGGTTGACGGTGTGGCTCCTGTGTTGAATATGAGATTCTTCTATAAGGTCGCCAATGTCGCCGCTCGCATGGGAATCTATATTCTCAACGTACTCGGGGATGCTGGGACACCGTGGCAACTCACTCGTGATACTGACTGCGACACTCCATCAAAAATCTCTGGCATCTACTTCAACGTCACCAGCGGCACAATAAATGGAGGGAAGCAATTCTTCTGTCCACTACCGACGCCAGCGATCTCGATCGGTTCAACCGCAATCATTCTCACAAGGAGAGACTAGCCCATGACACCAGTCGTCACCAGTGTTAAATCACCATTCACCTCTAAGGTCAACTGGATACTGCTCGCAACTGCTCTTTTGGATGTTGCCAATCAGGCACTTCCGATCGTCCCGGCGGCATACCAGAGTCAAACTGGAGTCTACATCACACTCGCCGGCGTCGTGCTTGGTATCATCACCAAGACGTTCTACACGACATCTATCTCGTCAGCCTCAGTGCCGTCGAACGCTCCAGTTTCAACCGTCACACACGATGAACATGAGCAGACGGAAGCGCTCAACATCTTACAACTCAAGCACTAGGGGATGAGTAGGTGTGGAATTTCATCATAACTCTGGCTCAGGCGTTGAGACCCCCACTGAATGACGACCCAATATCACAACTTCGCTGGAGATGGACCGTCGTCGTAGTTCTCATCGGAATTATGGGCTCTGGGATTATCGGGGCTGCGTGGATACGGGGTGATCTCCCGGGTCTGTCCGGGGTGGCGCTGGCGGATAATCTCACAACTCTTGATACGAAGATTACCATTCGTCAGAATAATCTGGAGCAGAAACTTCTCACCGTTCAGAAGAAAGAAGATAAGAAGATTGACGCCGTCACGGTGTTGATCATCCAGGCCAATCTTCATCAAGTACTCAAGAATCGCTGCGTGGCAATCTCCGCTCACAACCAACTTGCTCTCGAGAGTGCGAACCAGAGTATTGAGGAGTACGACGATCAATTCCGAAACATTAAGGGATACTCATTTCCAGAGATTGTTTATCCCTGTAGTGTGCTGCTCATCGGTCCCGACGGACACTAGTCACACGAAACTGTCGAGCGCATAATGTCAACACCAACAGAGGAGTATTCATGATACGATCACTACTGAGAGGCACTGCGGTCATCGCTGCGCTCACTCTCGGAGGCTGCGGGACGACGGCTCAGTGGACTGCCGACGCAGCTCAGTCACTATCAAGTTCAACGCCAACGCAGGCGACGAACTTGGCAGACGCCAACATCATCTCCACAGGCGTTCACAAGTCGATCACCCAATTCGCAAAGAGTGGGTACGCGACGGCTGCTCAGCTTCACACTACGGACGACTTCAACGAGCGGCTCAACACGGCGATGAATAACCTCAACGCCGCCAACTCAGCGAATGAGAGCATCTACGTTGCAGCACTCAACGAAGTGCTAAAACAGTGGTTCTCCTACGCTACATCGGAAGGAATATCACACTGATGTCACAGAATGGACAGGGAGCCACTCCTTCAACGTGGCAGACGGTTGCCGACGACGTCAACAAAATCTTCGGCGCGGTGCAGCCCTATCTTCCAGCCGTGGAGGCCGTCGCCAGCGCGACAGTTCCTGGAGCGGCGCTCGCGATCGACATCGCCGACAAGGTTCTCCAAGGCTACTTAGCTCTGGAACCGACGGCGGTGGAACTCGTCACCCAGATGCAGAGCGGCACGCCCGTCACGGCGGCGCAGCTTCTTCAGTACCAGAACGAGCGCTCGGCCGCGTACCTCGAGGCCAAGGCGGCGGTCGCTGAAGCACTGGCGAAGTTACCGTCATGAGTCTGGCAACCTTCATTCTCGTACTGATCGCCGTGGGCGTCGTCCTGTGGTTGATCAACACCTACATCCCGATGGATCAGAAGATCAAGAACATTCTGAACATCGTGGTCGTGGTAGTCATCATTCTGTGGGTGCTTCAACTCTTCGGATTACTCACAGTCTTTCAGGGTATTCATGTAGGACGCTAGACGAGCCACGTCCTGTATCCATCACCCATGATAGTTGCCGCGATATCAATCTTCTTACGCAGCGCGGCAACTATCTTCTCCTCAACTGTCCCACGACAAACTAAGTCCACATAAGTGACAGACTTCGTCTGTCCACTTCTGTGGGCTCGATCCTCCGACTGCATTCTCTGCTCTAGGTCGTAACTGTTCGAATAGTAGACGACCGTGCTTGCAGCCGTAAGAGTGATCCCGTACCCTCCGGTCTGAGGGTTCCCCACGAAGAACCTACAGGTTTCATCGTTCTGAAACCTGTGGACAGCCGTACCACGATCCTTACTCTCGACATCCCCATAGTACTGAACGACTGATTCCGCCCCATACTCCTTCTCCAGCGCAGCCGTCACATTCTCGATATCACGCCTGAACCGACACCAGATGATCACCTTCCCTCCAGCCTCCTCCACAACTTCCATGAGTGTATCAACTCGATTACTCGGTAAGTCGTGCTCTGCACCCAACTCATCCTTCACGTGACCACAGAGAATCTGCTGGAGACGGAGTATCTGGACGATCACCTCTGTCGCCGTTATGTGTCCCTCATCCTCAGCAAGGGCGACCGTGGCATTCTTGCGGAATTCATCGTATAGGCGACGCTGCTCCCCGGTCAGCTCAACATCCCTCGACGTATAGATTTTTGCTGGAAGATCAAGACACTCGTCCTTTCGAACGCGGAAGGAGTGCGGGGAGATGCGCTTCGTGAGGTCTTCAATCTCACGGTACCCGACGACCAGTTGGACCTTGCGTCCACCGAAGCGTTGTTCCTTCATGATCGCGTAGCGGGCGCGGAAGCTGTAGAAACTGGAGAAGCCGAGCATCTTTTGACCGAGAAAGTCAAACTGACTGTAAAGGTCGAGCGGGGAACGCGTGACCGGGGAGCCGGTCATAATCCGCCGCCACTTTGCAGAGCGTCCTAACTCGACCACCTTCTTTGTGCGCCGCGCGCTCGGGTTTTTGATGAACGTGCTCTCGTCCACACAGATGATCGTCGACTGATGTGCGTTCATGAATTCTTCGGCTGCGTCGTAACCTCTAGTCCCAGCGGACAGAGCTTCGACGTTCATTATGAAGATCGCGTACTTGTCGGTCTTACACAATGCCCGAAGTCGGTCATTGTAGTCCTTCCCTCCTGAATTCCACGCCAATATTCTCGTATTCGCAAGAATACTGTTCGGCATGTGGACCGGCATTTCAATGACGTCCCAGTTGCGATATACTCCCTTGGGAGCTAAGATAAGAGCGCTGTCCGCATCTCCATTCTCGAACATCTCGCACATCTCATCCAAGAATACCTTGGTCTTCCCAGTTCCCATTTCCATAAGATAGGCGAAGGCTGCACGGCCACGAGCTGTCTGTCTCGCTCGCGTTTGGTGCGCGAACGACTTTGTTTTCTCCTGATACAATGGGTGCTCCTGTTTGATCCTGGACAGTGTAATATCCAGCAACCTCAGGCGCAAGCGGGGTAGCTAGGTGTCAGCCAACCTTCAAACGAGACTGTGCGGCCTCCCTACAGGGCGGGTTTTTGTCCAAAACATACACGATATAGGTTTTTATCTTCAAAATTACAAAAACACTCGCGCGCGGGGGTAAACTGAGTTTCAATGTAAAATGGGATAGTCAATGTAAAATGTATTTCTCCCGTGTTTACAGTGACTTACGAGAACCAATATCCCCTTTACTTTTGTTTCAGGTATTCTGAAAAATTTTTTGCCTCGCGGGCGCTCGCGCGTAAAGGGCCATAGGATATTGCGCCGCTTCACGATGAAGGTGTTGTCGAACTGTTGCATTCCCCCGGCGTCGGAGTGCATAGTGCTGGTTGCACCGTCCCCACTACGCTCATTCAGATGGACAGCCCGTTCGCATGAATGGGGGACGGTGCAGCCGAAAACAGGAGACTACCGTGGATGATGAAATTGTAGGCTTCACCGACGCACCGTCGGTGGAGGAGAGTAGGTCTCTGACCGAGCTAGGTCAAGAACTGCTGGATGTAGATACCGCCATTTCTTCCCTTGAGTCACAACTCAAGGAAAGAAAAGAACGGCGTCAGGCGCTGGTGATGCGCGAGCTGCCGGACTACATGACCAAGATTGGTCAGGACCGAATTGGCCTGGAGGCATCTGGGGTCGATCTCGTACGCGAGGCGTATTATCACGCCAACATTGCAGCAGACTGGGAGCCAGAGAAGCGCGAGACTGCGTTTCAGTGGCTCACGGATAATGGTCATGAAGACCTCATAAAGACGACCTTTACCATGCAGTTTCCGCGAAAGATGTATGCGGTCGCCGTGTGGCTCAAGAAGGAGGTCGCAAAGCTGAAGTTTCCCGGCAAGACTAAGAAGGGAGACATCGAAATGCCTGAGGCAGTCGTGACTCTGGGCGTACCGTGGAATACCCTGACGGCATTCGTCAAGGAACAGATCGAGAAGGGGGAAGCACTCCCGCTCGAAACACTCGGCGCAACGGTCGGGTGGATCGTCAAAGTCAAACAAAGGAAATGAGGAATACGATGGCACCAAGAAAGCAGGAAGTAGCGACAGTCGCGCCGAAGGCGTCACTGCCGTCCCGTTTTGAGGATATTACCGACGAGGCAAGACTGGCCGAGTTGGAGGGCGTCGAGGGCGCGGGCCTATCTGACAATGTCGAAGATCGTGGCATACCACGAATTGCCATCGCTCAGAAGGGCAGCAAGCAGGTCAACAAGAAGGAGCCGAAGTTCATCGACGGGCTCGAGGTCGGCAACGTGTTCAACACGCTGACCGGCGAGATGTGGGATGCCGAGGGCGACGGCCTTCCGATTCTCCCATGTTTCATGCGAGTGATCTGGAATCAGTGGACACCGCAGGATCAGGGTGGTGGATTTCATGGATCACATCCGCGCGACTGCAACAAGGCGGCGATGGGTGCAAAGCCGAGGGAGGGGCGCAGAGACATCTTCGACTTACCCAACGGCGATGAACTTGTCCTGACGCACGACTACTACTGCGTTCTTCCAGAATCATGGACCCACGTTGTGATCGGCATGAAGTCCACCGACCTGAGCGCATCACAGACACTTCAGGGTCTCATCGGCGCCCGCAAGGCGATGATCCAGAACCGTATGATCCAACTGCCCGCGTACGAGAAGGTCTTCACGCTCAAGACCGTCTACGACAAGAATGACTCTGGCGACTGGTATCGCTACATCGTGTCAATCACGGGCGACAACGGCGATCCCAATCTTCGTGCGTACTGCAAGCAATTCGCGATGGCCTGCGCTCGTAATGAAGTCAAGGCATCGGCGCCTGATTCTGACGGTCCAGTTGCCGCTGGTGGTGATATTCCGGTCTAGTTGCTCTCCTGTTTCTATACCGGAAGCCAACGGCCCTCCTCGCCCCACGCGGGGAGGGCCCGAGGCAGTCTCATCACTAGGGCTGGAAAATGTCAGACGCTGCGTCAAGAATGATGCGGTTGTTCGCGAGTTATGCCGAAGCCTACGGAACATACCAGACTCCGCAAGGAAAACAGCGCGCGAACGGCGTAAAGATGGAAATTAAGAGTTCCGCGAGAACTGTTCGCGAAACACTCACCATTGACATATGGACCGATCATCTATCAGGGCATAAGCCGCTGGGGATCATCCCTATTCAGAACGGTGACGTGTGCGAGTGGGGCTGCATCGACGTAGATCGCTACGACATCAACTTAGGTGAGATCGCTACTCAACTTGAGAAGGCGAAATTGCCGCTGGTCGTGTGTCGATCTAAGAGTGGTGGGGCTCACATCTACATATTCTTCAGCAAACCAATAGATGCCGGAGAACTTCAGGAGAAATTGCGGGAGATCGCAGTTTCACTGGGTTTCGGCGACTGTGAGATATTCCCGAAGCAGACGACCGTGCTGCGCGAGAAGGGTGACGTTGGGAATTGGATCTGTGCGCCGTACTTCGCAGGTGACGAGACCGCGCGCTACAGTATCAAGCCGGGAGGCCAAGGAAGAACTCTCGATGAATTCCTCGATTACGCGGAGAAACTCCGTGTGTCACCGAATGAGTTCCTCACCGTAGCCGCCTCCCCGGCCCACGACGAAAGTCTGGATGGTGGACCTCCATGTCTTCAGCACCTGACCACCTCGGGGTTCCCAGAGGGAACTCGAAACAACGGTCTATTCGCACTCGGAACTTTCTGCAAGAAGAAGTTTGGGGATGACTGGGAGCGAGTTCTAGAGGACTACAATCGGAAATTCATGCAGCCACCTCTGAATACGGAGGAGGTCGCAGCAGTCGTCAAGTCTCTTCGTAAGAAGGACTACAACTACAAGTGTTCAGACAGTCCGTGCGTGAATCACTGCAATGCGATAGTCTGTAAGACGAGACGCTTCGGGGTAGGCGGGGGAGAGGAGTGGCCGAACCTGTCCGGTCTGTCTGTTCTGGAGACAGACCCGCCGATATGGTTCCTCACAGTCAACGGTCAGCGCATTGAGCTGGGTACCGATGAACTCATCATGTATCGTCGATTTCACAAGGTCTGCGTTGAGCGCCTGTATCTGTGCTTCTCGATGCTGACGGAGAAGGTGTGGGCGCAGCAGATTGGGACACTCATGAAAGAGGTGATAAAGATAGAGGCACCTCCAGAGGCTGGTGTCAAGGGACAATTCTTGGAACTCCTCCAAGAATTCTTGACCAATCGTCACAGGGCTGAGACGCGCGAGGAGATAGCTGAGGGGAAGCCGTGGTTCGATGATGAGAAGCGTCTGTACTACTTCAGACTACAAGATCTACACAACCATTTGATCCGGAATAAGTTTGACGAATTCGGCCGCAACCAGATCGCAGCTATTCTGCGTGAGATGGGTGGGAATCAGTACATGGTCGTCCGTGGTAAGGGGATGAATACGTTCTGTGTTGAGGAGCGGCACCTTGATGGTAAGATGTCGCCAGCCTCGCTGCCACCAAGTCTGAGGGAACCAATATGATCCGCCCAGCTTGGACTCGAAGAGTCAAGGTGGGTGATATCCTCACCAATCAGAAAAATCGTCGTGTCGTTAGGGCTGTATCATATAGACCAGATGGTTCTCTACACGCTGTCTGTTTCGCGATCATGCATTGTTCATGGACGACACGCTGCTATACGACCTACATCTACAATGATCTATTGGCAGCGGGGTATGCCCCAACTGGGAAGAAGATAAGATTGGATCAACTAATTGATCGTAAGATTGCACGTGATCTGGAGTACGTGCATCGTCATAACCAGAAACTCGACTGCTGCGACGTGAGAGGTGTAATGTGAGAGACCGACGCGACGGCCTAATCATCAAGGTGGAGCACGGCGGGCGAGTGTTCGATGTCGGGTTCTACGAGAACCCGGATACAGGGCGATGGGCCGAGTGCTTCTACTCGCGAGCTGGGAATATCAAGCAAGGCTCAGACTTCGACGCTCTGCTGTCGGACGCGTGTATCGCCGTCAGCAAACTCGTCGAGGCGGGTCACACATTCGCATCGCTCACGTTGACATTTGGGGAGGATCGGGCTCCCGGTCAGGACCGCGGTCCTCCCAGCAGCCTACTCGGTGCGATCTGTGCAGCAGGAGCGAAACTTGCCTGAGGTTATCTACGGTCCTCCTGGAACTGGAAAGACAGAAAATCTTCTCAAGATTGTTGAGGAGGAGATGGCGCGCGGGACGCCAGCGGAGAAGATTGGGTTTATCACATTCACCAAGAAGGGGGCGCGAGAGGCGTCTGACAGAGCACGAGCGAAGTTTGGACTCTCCGAGTCCCAACTCCGCTACTTCTCCACAATCCACGCCATCTGCTTTCGGTCCTTGGGCATGTCCAACGGCGACGTGCTCGAGGGTAAGAAGATGCGTGAGTTCGGCGACTGGATCGGATACGACGTCTCCGAGTTCAGAGCGTCGGACGAGGGTTCTACCTTCGGTTTCTCGCCTGCCGACCGTGCGCTGTTCATGGAGAATCTAGCACGAGTGCGCTGTATCTCGCTCAGAGCGCAGTATGACGAGGATGATGATGGGCTCCCGTGGGATATGGTGGATAAGATCAGTCGGGGTCTGGCGCAGTTCAAGAAGGATCGGCATCTACGTGACTATACCGACATGCTGGAGGAATTCGTCGAGGCTGGCTGGCATCCTCATCTGGAAGTGCTGCTTGTGGACGAGACGCAGGACTTGAGTCTTCGGCAGCATGAGGTCGTGCAACTGCTGGCGACAGGATGTCGTCGCGTGGTCTACGCCGGTGATGATGATCAGGCGATATATCGGTGGGCTGGCGCCGATGTCGACAGCTTCATCGACATGGAGGGATCGTCGCGCGTGCTCGGTCAGTCTTGGCGCGTCCCCCGCCTCGCCCAGCAGGTTGCAGACTTTATCATCGGTCGTGTTCATAATCGTCATGAGAAGGAGTGGAAACCTCGCCCTGAAGAAGGTGAGGTCGTTCGAGTCATGAAGCCTTGGGACGTTGATTATGGAGGCGAAGACGTCCTGATTTTAGGACGTAATGCCTCCATATTAAAACCCGTGATGCGCGGTCTAGAGCGAGACGGTGTAGTCTACGAATTCCGCGGCCATCCATCAGTCCGCTCATCGCTGATAGAAGCGATCAGCTCGTGGGAGTCCTTACGATCAGGAGCTGAAGTGAGCGTCGACGAGGCGATAAAGGTCTACGAATTCATGTCCAGCGGTCGCGGCGTTGCCAGAGGTCACAAGAAGCTTCCAAACTTCACCGCAGATGAGCGAGTTAATCTCGCTCAGTTGCGAGGTCAGGGCGGTCTGCAGACCGATACAATCTGGCATGATGCGATGGACCGCATTCCAGATGATGAGAAGAACTATATCATCAGAGCGCGGCGAGCGGGAGAGAAACTTCGTCGGAAACCACGAGTCAGAGTCTCAACAATTCATGGGATTAAGGGCGGTCAGGCCGAGCACGTGATAATCCTGAGGGACATGGCTCCTCGCACGCACGCAGAGATGCGGCTGCATCCGGAGGATGAGGCGCGCGTCTGGTATGTCGCCGCTACGCGCGTAAGGCAGAAGATGACCATCGTAGCACCGGGGACCAGTCTCTCGTACGATATGTAAAATAATTTGGACCGAGGACTTGCATTGGGCCTTTTCTTGGAGTAAGTTATGTCTATCAGACCAGTGACGGTCCAACCCAAGAGAATGGAGAAGTATCATGGCGAAAGCCGCAAAAGCCGCAGAACCCACAAATCCCGAAGTGAAGCCGCCCGCAGCGGCGAAAGAGCCGAAGCCCGCGAAGGAGAAGGTCGAGCGCAAGGTCGGCGGTCACGCCCTCACGGCGGTGATCACGATGGGCAGCAACAAGGAGGGAATTCCCTACGGTCCCAAGAACAACCCGAAGCGCGCGAACTCGGCGTCGGCCGACCGCTTCAATCTCTACAAGGGCGGCATGACGATCGAGAAGACGTTGGCCGCTGGCGTGACGTCGGGCGACATCCTGTTCGACAGCGACCCGAAGCGCAAGTTCATCGAGATTACGGACTAATCGCCGGCGATATCACGTTACAGAGCCCTCGTGCGTCGAAAGATGCACGAGGGCTTTTTCGTACCTATCGTCTGAGTTTATACTTTAGGCTGCACCCACAGAGGAGATATGAAAATGGACGTGAGAGTTATCCAGAGTGCTGAGACAACTGTGAAGAAGTATGTCTTCACAAAGGAGGACGCAGTTCTCGAGGCTGTCCTCTACAAGTATCCAGACTACGAGTCCAGAACAGTCATCTGCTGTTCGACGATGAGTGGTTGCCCCGTCGGCTGTCGCTTCTGCGGCGCTGGTGACTATTTCGTTGGCTCATGTACCGGCGATGAGATCATGGAGCAGGTCGAGCGCTGCATTCATGATACCGGGGTTGAAGTCTCGAACATTCAGCGGCTCCAGATCATGTTTATGTCGATGGGAGAGCCGCTGCTCAATCGGAGCGGTATGCTCGACGCTCTCCCCCGGCTGTATCGTGCATACCCGAACGCGCGGCTGCTCATCTCTACAATCGGACCAAGGATCGACTACGGTTGGGTCAACTCTATCTCAGCAGCGATACCAACAATCGGTCTTCAATTCTCCATTCATGAGTCAACCGATGAGGCGCGCTCCAAACTCATCCCATTCCAGAAGAAATTGACCATTCAGGAAATTGCCGTCGTCGGTGATCGATGGGCACACGTGACCGGACGTCGTCCATTCTTCAACTACTGCGCGGCCGATCACAACTCTGGTGATATTGACGCAGACCGGATTGCGGCGGCACTGACACCTTCGACGTGGGAGGCAACAATCTCTGTCATCTGCGAACGCAACGAGGGCCTACCAGCGCGGAATCAGCATCAGCGTGATCTTGCTGAGGATTTCGCCGGGAAGCTTCTCGCGCGTGGGTTCAACGTGCGCGTCTTCGACCCAGCCGGTCAGGATGATATCGGCGGCGGCTGTGGTCAACTCTGGTTTGTGCAGGACTGGATGGAGAAGCATCCCGGTCTGGCTCATCCCAGCATTGGACACGGTCGTCCTAAAGTTCACGTGCCGGCGATGGTGCAGCATGGCTGAGCCAGTCACTCTAGTCCCCACACGCCCAGATGCTGAGATAGCGGCGGGGCATCGTGAGAAAATCATACAGGCTGCTCAGGTCCTGTGTGCTGCGCTGACGGACTGCAAGCGCGACGGCTTCGACGTCGGAGTCAACTTTGGCCTCGTCACAGTCTACCCTCCGACCGTTGGGCTCTCCAACGTCACAATCTCAAAGGTGTTCTGATGGCCGACATATCCCAGTTCTACACATACCTCCGCGAGCGTGAGTCCATCCGCCGACGACGCATGGCAGCCGGAGCGCACCCTCCTTTCACGGACGACCCAATCCTCCGACAGTACAAGTTCACGAACGTGCGGCGTGAGTATGATCGTACGTCGTACATGCTGAGAAGAATATACGACAAGCATCAGGATGCCCCGCGCAAACTCATCCTCTTAAACTGCGCCATCGCTCGATACTTCGGGACCAGCGAGTTCTACGAGGCGCTCGGGTGGCAGGATGACTTCAATCCTGACAAGATCAAGTCACTCGCGAGCGAGCGCCTTCGCTCTCGTCAGCGCGTCTTCACAGGCGCATACGTCATCACCAATCAGGGTATCAGCGCTCCGAAGGAGGAGGTGGTCACAGACATCTTCCTGAAGGGACTGTGGAGCATGGCGACGACTGGCGGACTGTGCAATCTCATTCGTGATGGTTTGAGTTGGGAGCGCACGGTGCGTCAGATGGCTGAGATTCAGGGCTTTGGCGGCACCGGCTTCATGGCGAAGGAGGTAACTCTGGATACCATGTACTTCACATCATTCTGGCCCGATAAGTCAGAAGACGGGAAAAGTCTCCCGTCTGACTATTGGTCCTGGACTCCCATCGGACCGGGTGCGCGGCGCGGACTCCAACGTCTCGACATGTCTCCCACTCTTTCATGTCTGTTACAAGTCAGTGACTCACAGGATACAGTCTATACTGATCATGAACGACTCGTCGTATTCTGGCCTATGGACTGGGGGAAACTATCACCGACGGACATACAGTTCGGACTGTGCGAGTTTGACAAGTACGAGCGGACGCGGCTGGGCGAGGGTCGGCCTCGCTCACTGTTCAAACCGAGGAAGGACTGACAATGCGCAAGTTTCTGGTATTCTGGTACGACGGTGACTGGCAGCGCGTCAGTATCGTTCACACTGACAAAGAACCGACGGAAGACACGCTCAAGAAAATCCTCGAGAATGAGACTGATGGGATAATCAACGGCGTCGTGCAACTCAACGGTCCGGACGACCAGCTCTATGTCAGAGTTAATGATGAGGAAGTCATTGATCCTGAAAATGTGTACGAGAAATGAAGACCGTATTTCTCGGCATGTCTAACCCTCAGGGCAACCCCCCGCTCAGCCTTGAGCCCAAGGGAGGAGCTGGATGGAGACTGCATCAGTTGGCTGAGGAGGGATTGGGTCGTCCGATACCTGTAATATCATGGCGAGGGACCTTCCACTTCACCAATATGCTGCCGGGGCGGGAGTGGTCCTACGCCAAGGCTAAAGAGGCCGCACCGATGCTTCTTGAAGGGCTGCGCGGTCGGCGATTGGTGTGCCTTGGCGGCGGCGTGCTGGCAGCACTGAGACTTCCAGGAGTGCTCCCCTGCGCATGGGGGCACTCGGTTGCTGAAGACCGTCGGGTCATCACCTACGCGCTTGTGCCACACCCCTCAGGACGGAATCGTTTTTATAACGATCCCGTACAGCGAGGGCTGGTGGCGAAGTTTCTGTCTGGGCTATACTTACAGGCATTGGAGGAGCTGGGTACATGAAGATATATATTCCGTCGCTCGGACGTGCTGCGCGCGTCGGTGAAGGGCCGGTGCGGCAGATGCCGGAGCATCTGCGGCGCGACGTCTCTTACGTCGTGCTGCCTGAGGAAAGTATCCGCTACGCTCAGGCGCTCTGTGATCTACGCATGAGCGGAGTGGATGTACTGGAGTGTCCACACCAGAGTCGTGATGAACTCAACATTGCGAAGGTGAGGGAGTGGATCGGGCATCTTGCCCGAAAGTGCGGGCACGCCACTTTCATGGTCCTGGATGACGATATACGGTTCATCGTCCGGCGCTACGCCGACAGCACGCAGCTCGAGCCAATAGACGATAAGGGGTTCGCTGTGATGATGGAGTGGGTCGAGGAGTTGCTGAAGACCTACGCTCATGTCGGCATCGGAGTACGGGGAGGGAACAACAACGTCGGGACTGGCGACGCGCCGCTGCTGACAGAGAATACCAGAACGATGCGCGCCTTGGCGTACAGAACGGACGACTTCCTGTCCGTGGAGCACGGACGCGTGCAGGTCATGGAGGACTTTGATGTCAACCTTCAGCTCCTCCGTAAGGGGCTGAAGAATTGTAACATCAACTACTGGTGTCAAGACCAGAAGATGACGAACGCAGCGGGCGGCTGCTCAGGTCTGCGGACACACGCGCTGCACGAGGCAGCAGCCGTCCGATTGGCCGAATTGCATCCCGGCTTGGTGGCACTACGTCAGAAGAAGAATAAGACAGGCGGCGAATTCGGCGAGCGCACCGAGGTGACTATCCAGTGGAAGCGAGCGTTCAATGCGGGACCATGATGTCTATCAAGTCCACTACACTCAGAAGCGCACGATGGGGCGTTGGGAGGCAGAGGACCACTTTGAGGTGACTGGATATTCTGAGGAGGAACAATTCACAGAGTACTACGTTGCTTCAAATAAGGAGATCGTACGAGCGCACTTTCTGTATTGGGCGCAACACAGAGGTGGAAAGGAAAATCCAGTGAAACTAGTCAGCATCGAGAATCTCGGTCGTGCTAACATAATTCTGGAGATGAAATGACCAACTTTGACAAGATCTGGCCGTCGCCGGAGACATGCTCTTGCATGGCTTCCGATGAGAGGCAGGCTGAGATACTCGGACTGGCGGAGACGGCGGCGCTGATGCTCGTGGAGGGCGCGTCGGCGGATGCAATCTGCGGTCCGATGCTTCCGCACTTTCTCGGAATGGTGACAGCCTTCGCGATGGGTTACTACGGGAAGATGACGGACCAGCGGCAGATGGAGCTACCGCTGCTCCAATATCCGTGTGTAGCCGCCGGATGCGCCGTGGCACATACGACGACCACAGCCATGATCACTGAAACCAGAGTGGGGAGTTGTTGATGCGTGTACTGACTGGTAGGAATGTGAACGATCTGTACGCTCTGGGTCGAGCCTTACTCGACTCAGAAGGTATAAAGTCGAAGAGCCGTGCCGGAGACGTACTCGTCTGTCCGTGGCCGGTGGTTTCCGTGTACGCAAAGCCCACGGAGCGAGTTCTCTTTGACTCGCTCCGCGACGCCAATCCATTCTTTCATTTGATGGAGGGCATCTGGATGCTGTCGGGGTCAGACAATGGAAACTGGCTCAACCAATTCGTCGGAGACTTCACCACACGATTTGCCGAGCCGGGCGGCATCATCCACGGCGCATATGGGAAGCGATGGCGCGCGTGGTTCCCGGTCTGGGGAAAAGATGAGACGGCGGGTAGCTACGTGGATCAACTCACCAAGATCGTCAAAATTCTGAGGAAGAATCCTGAGGATCGTCGCGCGGTCATCCAAATGTGGGACACGTCGGTAGATCTTGGGACTAACTTTAAGGATGTCCCGTGCAACACGCAGATCTACCCGCGTGTTCGTGAGGGCTCCTTAGACCTCACGATCATGTGTCGTAGCAACGACATTATCTGGGGTGCCTACGGCGCGAACGCGGTCCACTTCAGCATGTTGCACGAGTATCTGGCAGCAGGAGTTGGATGCCGAGTTGGAACGATGTTCCAACTCAGCAATAACTTTCACGGATATGTGGACGTGCTGGAGAAGCATCCAGCGCCGAGAATTCATGTACCTCATAACGTCGCCGAATTTGCTGCGACGATAGTCGGCCCGCTGCGCGGTAATCCATACGAGGTCGTGTATCCGATGCCGATGGTCGGTGACTTTGACGCGTTTGATGATGACGTCGGGAAATTTCTCTCCGACGTATGGGGAACTTCATCATATGTGAACCAATGGTTCATGTCTGTCGCATGGCCCATGCGTCAGGCGCACAGGCTCTGGAAAATCAAACAATTTTCAGGAGCGAGAAGTATGCTGATGAACGTCGACGCTCCCGACTGGCGGCGAGCGGCGCAGGAGTGGATGGATAGGAGGACAAAGGTATGAACCACGACGATGTTCGCAGCAATCCTCGCCACGGTGGATCAGTGCGTCGATATCATGAGTGGCCGACGGTGCAGATGCAGACGTGCGCCGAGCACTCGTGGAACGTAGCTCGTCTGTTCTGGAAATTTTATCCAGATAAGTGGACGGCTGAGGTAGCGATCTACATCATGTTCCACGACAGTGGAGAGATCGGTGTCGGAGACATACCGTTCCCCGTAAAGCGTGATAATCCCACGTTGAAGGGTTACATGGATGAGTTAGAGCGTACTTCTCTGAAGAAGCAGGGCATCGTACTGCCAGAGCTCACCATGTTCGAGAAAGCACTCATCAAGATATGCGATCTACTCGAGATGTTCGAGTTTGGATGTGAGGAGATGCGGCGTGGGAACGCCTACGGCGAGCCGATAGTACGAGCGACGATCGATGGGATCGGAAAGTACGCGACAGCATCTCCATTCGATCTTCGAATGGACAATATCAAGATGCACCTAAACATCTACAAAGAGGGACTAGGACTATGAGATACTGGAAGCACTTGCAGGACATCGCAAATCGTGATGTTCAGCAGACGCTGGCGAAGGATCAGACGTACCAAGGCTCATGGCAGAAGCGCGGCGGCGTCGGAGCATTCATGATGTTGGCCCGAAAGTGGGATCGTATCGAGTCGATATTGGACAGACAGTTCAAGTACGATGTCATCCGTGGGGTCGATGCTGATATCAGCGGTGCCGACGGCACGGTACTCGCCGAGATACGTGATCTTCGCAGCTATCTGATGCTGGTCGAGGCCGAGGTTATGGCGATGCGCGCCGAGCGCGGCGACGTGCAGATCAAGATCGATCCGAGTGCGACCGTAGTCCGACCAATCTACGGTGAGTATTCTCCGAGCGACAAGATCACCATAGACGAGCGCCTCGTCCCGCGCTTCGACACGTGGATCGGGAAGACTGTGGTGTACGAAAGTCTACTCACACCAAATCTCAATGTGAGCAAGTACCGTCATGTTGGAACTGTGACAAAACAGGGCATGATTGCCGACGATCTGTGCGTGTGGTTCATAGATGGGGATGGCAGGGAGCTATCTGTCAAAGCCTCCGAGGTCCAACTCGCCCCGGTGCCGGCGACGGACTCCAACAAGTACGCCGACCGTGATGTGTCGCGCGATGACGGACGGATGGTTGCCTTCATCAGTCACAAACAGTATGACGTCTTGAGTGAAAGACTCAAGAAACGTTACATCGTCACAGCTCAGTACGCCCATCTTGATCGTGGACAGTACTCACCGGAGGAGCGCGACGCCAAGTTCATGCCACTGCATCTGACGTTGTCGAAATCGGACCACGCGGCGCTCCACCATGCCATGCAGGAACTATATGAACCGCGACAGGGCGTACCTGACGAGTATCAGCTACGTCAGAAATTCAGGGAGCATTGGGGACAATGAAGACAGTACTGTTCACCATCATATATCTCGTGCTCTGGTACATCGTGTCGGTCACACTCCCGCTCGGCTGCTACCTCATCCTTGGGTTTCATGGGAATGAGTGGTCCGTCGTGCGGGGAGGGGCGCTAGTGGGAACGGCGCTTCTCGCTGGTTCGATTCTCTGGTTTGTGATCGACAAGTGGGACAACATCTTTGGCGAGTAAGCGCTACCAGAAGAACGCGGCGGCGGGGCAGCTTCCGCTGATCACACCCACCAGCACGTGGATTCAACCAACAACGCTCCCTGACTTAAGAAGTCAGGGAACGTTGGCGCTCGACCTCGAGACGAAAGACGACGGCCTTGCATCCAATCGCGGGGCCGGTTGGGTCTACGATTCTGGGTACATCTGCGGTCTGGCTGTTGCGTGGTCAGAGGGGGAAAGTTATTTCCCCATCAGACACCCGGACACAGAGTGCTTTGATGAGGACGCGGTGCGTCGGTGGTATCTCGATCATACACGCTCCTGTCGGGTGGTCTATCATCGGGCCGTGTATGATCTAGGCTGGGCGAAGGCACAGTGGGATGCGCCGTACCCAGAGCGCATGGAAGACACGATCGTTGCCGACTTCATCAGGAATGAAAATGAGTTTGAATATAACCTCGACGCCGTAGCCAAGAGGCTAGGCGTCAAGGGTAAGGACGAAGCGGCGCTGCGGGACGCGGCCTCCGTGTACGGTGTGGACGCCAAGGCGGGTCTCTGGAGACTCCCGGCGCGGTACGTGGGCGGCTATGCCAGCCAGGACGCAAGAGCCACGTATGACTGTCTGACACCGCTCACCAAGGTGATGGAGGAAGAGAATACGCTCGAGGCCTATCGCCTTGAGTGTGATCTTATTCCATTAATCGTGGAGATGCGACGTCGTGGCATTCGCATCAATATCCCATACTTCGAGCAACTCTCCGTCTCTCTTAAAAAGAAGAGAGACGAAGCGTTGGTAGAACTCGGTCGTCGGCTAGCTCTGGGTCGGCCAGCGGAGGTGAAGGAGCTAAACTCCAACCGCTACCTGACGACATGGTTTGATCGGGAGCAGATACCATACCCGAGAACCCTCGGGACAAAGAAGAATTCCGAGGGTTCTCCCTCGTTCGAGTCTGATTGGATGAAGAAGCGTGATCATTGGCTCCCACAACTAGTTGTGAGAGCCAAGAAATACGAGCAGTTCGCCAGCAAGTTCTTAGATAACTACGTTCTAGGCTTCGCCCATCGTGGACGGCTGCACTCAGAGATACACCAGACCAAGACGGATGATGGTGGGACGAAGACGACCCGGTTGGCGTACAGCGATCCTCCGCTCCAGCAGGCACCGTCGAGAGATGAGGAGTTGGGACCAGCCTTCAGGAAGGGATTCCAGCCTGAGGATGGTGAGGTGTGGGCCGCGCCCGACTATAATCAGCAAGAGTACCGGCTGATCGTTCATTATGCAAATGTGTGTAGAGTTGCAGGGGCCGAACGGCCTCTGCAAATTTACACAGAGAACCCAAAGGCTGATTTCCATAACATCGTTGTGCAACTCACCGGACTAGTCCGGCGAGATGCAAAAGACGCGAACTTCGCAAAGGCGTATCGGGCAGGGGTGCCGAAGTTTGCGCTCATGATCGACAAGACCGAGGCCGAGGCGCGCGAGATATATGAGCGCTACGATGACGAGATGCCATTCGTCTCAAGGCTGGCAGAATTCTGCGACACGCGGGCTCAGCAGCGCGGCTATCTCATCATGCTCGACGGAGCGCGGGCGCACTTCCCCAAGTGGGAGCCGAGATGGATGGAGCGTGCGGCCCGAGATAAAGCATTTATCGAGGGACGTATGGTTCCGTGTGATTATGAGACCGCTCAAAAGCGGACTCATGATAAGACTGATCCATGGTTCGGCTGCAAGCTACGGAGGGCGGATACCTACAAGGCGGGGAACAAGCTGATCCAAGGTAGTGCGGCGCGACAGACCAAGCTGGCGATGCGCGGCCTGTGGCGCGAGGGGATTATACCACTCATCCAGATGCATGATGAGTTGAGCCTGAGCACGTCTGACGAGCGCGTCGCGCTCCGTGCTCAGGCTATAATGGTAGATGCCGTGAAACTGGTAGTCCCGACCATCGTCGACCTAGAGTATGGAAAGACGTGGGGCGACGCGAAGGTAGTCAAGGACAAGAGTGGAAAGGTACTATATGATGCAAGCTGGAGCGCCGCTCATGGTTGATTTTCCACTTAGATGTTGCCCGCTGTGCGGAGTGAGGACGTCAGCCTTTGATCTTGTATTGACAGGTACCATCAAACAGGATGGAAGAGTATTCAAGGAAATCATAGGTACTCAGTGCTGCAAGTGCGACGGAAAATATGACATGGAAGGGAAAGTCATCGAATGAATATCGTAGTTCTTGACACGGAGACCACCGGCTTCGAGCCGGGTGACGTCGTGGAGTTGGCGTATGTCCGGAAAGACTGGTCGTACTACACGTCGCTCGTGAAGCCGACGTGCCCGATTGAGATTCAGGCGATGGCCTCTCATCATATCACGGAGGAGATGGTCGTACCTTACCCGACGTTGGAACAGCAGCTCAGCGCGATTGACCTACGCGACGCTGAGTATATCGTCGCGCATAACGCCGCTTTCGACCGCAAGTTTCTTCCTCAACTTGTGGTCAAAAGATGGATCTGCACATGGCGCTGCGCGCTTCATCTGTGGAAGGATGCTCCCAGTCACTCCAATCAGGCGCTCCGCTACTGGCTCAAGCTCGACGTAGGGGACTTACCGGCGGAAGCCGGAAGTACCTCACACCGCGCACTCTACGATGCGTGGGTGACGGCGAAACTGTTTGAGCGAGAGGTCGCTGAGGTTATCGCGACGTGCATGGCTCACGATGGGCCAGATACTACGAGAGAGCAGGCTGTCGAACTCATGTATAAGATGACGGGCGAGCCGGTCATTCTAAACAAGGTTCGTTTCGGGAAACACGAGGGGAAGCTGTGGTCGGAGGTCGAGCGAGGGTATCTTTCTTGGATCCTGAAGCAGAGCAACTTCGACGAGGACACGATGCATACAGCAAGATTCTGGCTGAACAATGACCGTCCGGCACTACTATGATAACATCAATCCACAACCGAACCAGAGAGGGCCGCTGCGGAGGCTGTGCGACGGCAACGTCTACGGGCAGAAGTGCATGTTCCGTCCGTATGTGACGCGCGACGGTCTGGACTACTGTCGTATTCATGATCCAGACCCAGAGGTAGCGGCGCGGCGCGCTGAGATGTACAGGAGGAGACGTGGCAAAGTCATTCATAGTAACTGATCACGCGAGACAGTGCATCAGCGTAATCTGTCCTGACTGGAAGCCGTCTGGGTACAACGTCTGGACTAACGACGTAGGTGAGCAGATTCGTCTCGCTTCCAACATGGAGTGGCTCCGTGGTCACGCGCCCGGTACAGTGATTTATCTCGGTTGGGGATGGCGATCAAAGGTGAGGCCACACGATCTCCTCGAGTTCCGAGCGCGGGGCTACGTGGTCGAGGAATTGAAGAATGATTGACGGTGGTCTCCGAGCGCTGTTTCGGCAGCACCTCCCCGCCTATCACTGGGTCTCGATTGAGACAGGGGGAACGGGGAGGGGCATACCTGACTCGGAGTACTGCGTCGGAGGGATGACGGCGTGGGTGGAGTATAAGGTGACGGACGGATGGGCCGTGACCTTGCGGCCCGAGCAGGTGGCTTGGATGCTACGTAGGAGCCGCGCTGGAGGTCGGGTATGGGTCGTCGTGCGGCGCAAGGCAGCGGCGGGGCCAAGGCGCGGCGGAGCTGTGGATGAGCTCTGGATTTTGCGGGGCATGTTCGCGGATGAGATCCGTGAACAAGGTCTACCAAAAATTCAGTTACTGGAGATTGGTACAGACATAGACGCAGAATTCCCGCAGCATCACTATGTCGTGCGCGCGTGGGCTGGTGGACCAGCTCGTTGGAGTTGGGATCATATCGATGTAATACTGAGGAGTGAACATGCCCAGAACACCTGAAGGATTCGTGGGTGTGGCCGTATCAGGATACGACCACAGCGCGGCGGTCGCCCAGCACGCAGTCGCGATGGCTGAGGAGCGACGAATCAAGTTGTCGCCGTGGGTTGCACCACGGAAGAAGGTAGTGACGGGATACGTCCCCGTCACTAAAAAGAAGAAGTGCGTTCCGACTGGGAAGCACGCGCGCGATGCGGCTGAGTTCGAGAAGATACGTGAGCGGGTGTGCGAGTTATACTTCAAGGATGAGATGCGCATCACAGATATAGCGTCGCTGCTGGAGCTGAGACGGACCTACGTCAGCACGGTGGTCGAGCGTCAGCGACAGAAGATGAAGGGGAAACGTCGTGGCTGAGAACTATCCTCTATGCACACGACGAAAGGTCGTCGTGCGCAAAGTTCCTGACGGTACGCGCGAGTTTGAAGGGGTGTGTTTCGGTGACTTGGCAGTCGGGAGACGAACAGGATCTGCCGACTATACCATCTTCCACGTGCCGAGTGGCTTCGCGCTGGCAGGGGCGGGAGCGGTGTTTCGGTATGAGCACATGGCGGTGAAGGCTATGATGGATTTATCCAAGATAAAGAACCGCTGGATATTCGACGACATTGAGGAATTTCGTACGCTGAAACTTGCGATTCAGACCGTGTGCGCCGTGAATGGTGGAGTAGAGGCCGCGCCGCACACTCTGCGAGCTGTCGATGAGTTCCGACAGAATCTAAACGGCTATGGCGCTCCAGACGACCTGTAACCCATTGGTTTTATTGGGCTTTTTACTCTGCCAGTTGTGCTGGCCTACGCGCCTCACTGGCAGGCGGGTTTGTGGCCCATAGCCACATACCCGGCACATTTCAAACGACCGTGTGCGGGGTCCCTGTGGGGCCTGTTTTTGTCGCAGCGGCGGCAAATTGCCGTCTAGCGGCGCGCAGTATCCTCATAACACATTGATGGACTCGTAGGCGTCCTGTTGGAGTGTTGGAGCCGAATACATCGCGTGAGTAACCTGAGAGATTGCTCAGCACTTCGTCCGGGCCGAACCCATCAGTCATCATAAGTTTGATGACTGAGGCTTCGATCCGGTCACGGTGTGCGTTCGTGTTCACGCTGCCTCCTGAAGCATGTAGCCGAAGGTCTTCTTCATATCGATCAGAATGCTGATGGTTGCCAGCTTCGGGCGCAGCCGGGAGATATGAACGGCGATCGCATTGTGGTCGATGTCTTCCCGACCATACATCTCCATGCAGAGTTGCTGGTACGTCACCCGCTTGTTGAACTTGATATGACTCAGTACCTTGGCCTCGGTGCGGCTGATCTCGACCGAGTGACCTCTCCAGTGGGCGGAGTAGTCGGTGATCAGCAACTCCTCACTTGGAGGGATTTCCTGATTGCATGTGGGGCAGTTCATCATTTTATCTCCATAAGAAGGGTGACGTTCTTGATCATGATTTTCTGGGCGCTGTGATAGTTTTTGGTGATTGTTGATGCTTGAGTCTTTGTTTGAGCATAGACGAGCATCGCATCATGCTTATCGTAGTATCCTCCTTCCGTTACCTGATCCGCATGTTGATAACCTCCGTTCTTGATTTTGAATGCAACTCGGTAAGCATTCATCGTAATTGATTCCTTCCTGTCTGTGTACCGACCTGCGGTCTTAGGCTGACGCTGTTGGCGGCGTGAGCGCCGGCGATGGAGTGGTGGTTGAACGACGATCCTGCGCGCTTGGTGAACTTGAGACTGAACTTCTCCTTGGCGTGGTCTTCACAGAGTTGCAGTTCAGTTCTATACAGTGCTGGCAAATTCGACGAGTTCACGGAGGGTGAACTCATGGGCTTGGTCTGTTCCTGGAACATCTCGCGTATGCGGACTGCGAGGCGCTCGCCACACCCCCGCTCGAAACCCAGACGCAGAGCGCGCGGTGAGTCGTCGGACATGTGAGCCTCGCGCTCTGCGTATTGCCGAGCCAGACGCAGCGTGGTCTTCTCGAGGTAGTCGTACATATCACGGCAGGAGGCGACGTTGTGTGGCCGACCGACGACCATTCGTCCCGTTCTGAATTTTCCCTTCACGGAAAACTCGGACCTGAAAGAATAGCAGAAGTACAGCTTCTCGATCGCGCGGAACAGATTCATGCGCCACGGATCGGAGTACATCATCGGGAATTCTTGATGCTCGACCGGGTCGTCGCGCTCGGCCTCAGGTACGTCGGCCATGGACAGACCATGCTCGGCCAACAGTGCTTGGACCTTCGATGCGAAGGCGAGTGCCTCCGCCTCCGTGACGCCGCTGTCCTCCGCCATAGCGTGCAGCTTCCGGATCTTTTCAAGCAGCGCATCATTCTTCATGATACGCTCCTCGCATAGCGACGGACCAGTCGACCTCGCCGGTCTCAATGAGTTTGGCGACGACGTCTGCGGCTCGCTCCGGAGTAATCTTCCTCCACTTATTTAATGGAATTTCATAGTCGCTGTTGGTCGAATGCATCCAGAATAGTGCATGTGATCGGAGACCAAGCAAATCGGCAGCATTTTCACGATCACCCATGTTACAACCATCACCGAACAGGAGATTGGTCAGTCCGACAATGCAGCCCGCCGATCCACAGTGTTGAACGGTGAACCCGGATTTGTTATATCCGGTGACATATGGAGTAATCGAGTCTGACTCATTCCAGAATTGGTTCATGTCGAGAACAAACTTCTCTGGAAAGTTACGCGTCCGGAGCGTCTGCTCTAGTATCTTCAGTCTTGGGATATTCATGGTTTCTCCTGTCATTGTAACAACAGTGTAACATAGGTGGACAGGGTCAGGCAAGCCATCACGTCCTACTTAGGACGTGATAGTTTGTGTGTTTTCCTGCGTTCTGCTCTGGACCTATTGTCGATGAACACCTCGACGAAGTCTGCGTCACACCACTTGATGAGACCGCGCCTCGGAAGATTCTTATCTTCCGAGACTACGGGAACGATATCATCTACCCGAAAGGTATGACCTGGACGATATAGACGGAGTATCATCTGTGCGGAGGAGGTGGGAAGTTGCCGGAGATGGAGCAGGTACTCTCCGAGCATCCCTGCAACGTGGTGAGCGTGGCGTCGAGCTGAGCCTGCGCTGCCGCGTATCTTGGATCACCGGCGAAGTTGGTGGTCTGGTATGGATCATTCTTTATGTCGAAGAGTTCGATGTATCCGTGGTTGAACCACTTCACGTATGAGTAGTACAGCGTTCGGACACCGGCGCTGAACCGACACTGACCGAGCGTCGCAGTGTTCCACGAGCCACCAGTCTGGAATAGAAGAGGAGTGAGCGACCGACCGTCACGCATCCATCCAGTGACGCCGAGCAACTCTGCAATGGCGGCAGTCGTGTCAATGTTGCTGATGACATTGGCATTCCCCATGATGGAAACGCCGGGGCCGCGCCAGAACATCGGTAGACGCCAGCTCTCCTCGTACAGCACACCCTTACCATCATTCAGACAGTGCTCGCCCTGCTGGAACCCGTTGTCGCTGGTAAAGATGACGTGGGTATTCTCGAGGATTCCTAACGTCGCGAGATCTGCAAAGATGCGGGCGATGCTACGATCGACCGCCTGCAACGTCTCGATTCGCAGCGCCCACGTATTCTTGAGAATTGTGATGTCGTCTGCCGTCAGCGTGGGATTGACCTTGAACCCGTTGATAATGTTGACGTTGAAGCTCGGAAAGTTCTGATCCGGGAACAACTCCGGGTCGATCGTGCCTGCGTCCTGCGTTGCGGGGACACACGGACCGTGACAGGCGTTCGGCCAGTACTCGATGTAGAACGGCTTCCCCGACGCCGCGCCCATCGCGATCTGTGCGCGGACCTTTGTGTCGAGCACGTCCGTGATATAGTTGGAATCACCCTCTCCGTATGAGATGATGTCACCATTCTCCATCAGGGTGTAGTCGTAGTACCGCTCGAAACTACCGATGATGCCGCGAAAGTCGTCGTATCCATCAGGCTGCGGATCTCCTGACATGAAACCGTTGATGTACTTTCCGGTATGTCCTACCCACACCCCGGAGGACTGTGCCATCGCCGGCAGAGCGCTGGGTATCTGAGGTGCGAATGTGTCGTACGCACCGTCGTTGGTGAGTACACCATGATTGTGGGCCTGCAACCCGGATAGAATACTGACACGAGACGGAGCGCAGATCGTGAATGGCGTGACGTGATTGGTGAACTTCATCCCAGCGTTACGCAGCAGAATCTTCGTTTGCATCATATAGTTGACGTCGAGCGGCACAGCGTCGTCGACAACAATACGGATGATGTTTGGTCGCGGATCGACACTGCGCCGAGCTGACGCAGGAAAGATACTCAGGCCGGTCATAGTTCCAGCTCCGATAAGTAGGCTACGACGATTGATCTTCATCTTACTTCTCCTTCTGTTGCACTGTGGTGAGATAGGCCGCGATGGCGTGACGTGCCAGATTGCGAATGTTGTCCGGTCCTGCCGGATATGACGGCTTGTCAAAGTCGCTGTGCCGATCACATCCGGCAGCGTGCCACAACGCTCTTGCGACGCGCTCGATATCCGCATCACTTGCCCCGCCCCCTTCCTCCGACCGTGGCTGCGCTGTGGCGGGTGGCGGTGCGGAGGCTGGGAGCTTGTCGAGGTCTGCACCTCCGTTTTTCCAACCGCGTCCATTCGGGCAGACACAGAACACTTTATCGCCGCACTCAAACCCAGCGGGCGTGAACATTTTCCCACGAGTATCAATCACACCGTAATTACCACACAGACAGCAGTAATTTTTCTTGCTGAACTCGTCCAGAAACATTTGGGTCAGCAAATCTTTGGGTGGTGGTGCGAAGGAAAGGGCGCGGATGGCTGGCACGGTACGGTGATTTGTGCCGTGACAGGTCGGACATTCAGCACCGTCAACCTTGCCTTTCACACAATCTGGACAGCCGTAATGCTTCTGATCCTCGCCCTGATAGTTCAGCGCGACCGCACCCCACGAGAGGCCAGTGACGTAGACACAAGTATTGCCAAACTTCTCAGCGGTGTCTTTGAGTTCGCCAATCAACGTTTCGATCTGGATCATGCGACCTACACGGGGCTGCCAGCGCTGAGGCCACTTATCATCACTGGCGACGGGAATTATTTGCCGGATTGCTGTTGCGTATTCTTCGCGGATCGCACGAATTTCATCCTGAAACTTAGAGACGCGCCCCTTGTTCCACTCGTTCTCCGCATCTGTGAGAGGCGATGGGATGGGGGCGGCGGCGAGCATTGTACGATATGCCTGCGCAAAGCCAGCGTTGATCGCGCCCGGCTGATCCTTATATGCGTCGCGGACCTGTTCTTGCGTCGGCTCGACCGGCACCAGCTTCCATGCGGTTGCGTCAGTCATTGCGTTGTGCTCCTAGCCATGCGTTCGTTTTCTTGGCGCGCTTTCGGAAGTCGTGGATGGCCAAGTGAAGGGCACGCCATTTATCCGCTAGTATGTCCGGATCATTCTTTTCTTCGACTGTCATACCCATATATCGGACAGCCGCCTTCGCTAGATATTCACCGAACTCAATCGCAAATTCCTCCGGCGTGCGCACACCCTCCCCCGCATTCATGCCGGAGTACGGGGAGGGGAGAAGTTCGTCGGTGGTCATAGCTTTGGCTCTTTGGGTTGGAAGGAATAGCGCCCGCAATTCAGAGAGATTTCTCTTTGCGTGCCGAAGGCCGTCAATTGCGCAGTCTTTGCCGTGAACGCCGCCATCAGAGATCATTCGTCGGCACACCACACATTCTTCGCCAGAGACCAGACCATGTTCTCGGAACGCGCGTTCGGCATCGGTTATGGCGTCGAGCACAAAAGTAATCGTGTCCATCATTTCACCTCCTTCGCAAGGGCGGCGCGGTCTAGGCGCTCGATTTCTGCGACGATTAACGCAGCCGCTTTGATGAGGTTGCGGCGCTTGTTCGTAGGCCTCCACCACTCTTTAGACCACGGCCAATACCGTCGCACATAGTCATCAGTCCAAGTCGAGTAATATCGGCCAGCCATTGCGTAACAAGCCGCAGCTAGCGCCATTTCGCCGTCGCTATGCCCGTCGTCATGCTCGATTGTCCACCGCTCCACTTCGATCTGGCGTTTGCGCTCGTCGGCAACATCCCGCAGCGCGTCCTCTGGCTTGGGGGATGGGGTGGTGGCTTCAATTTCCTCAAATCGGCCGTCCTCAAATTCTGCTTTGCGGCGAACCCATAAGCCGCTTTCGTCATTGAGTGGCCCGACCTCAGCGCGATAGACTGTGACTACCTCATATTCAGTTAGTGGTGACGCACATTGAATCTGCGCCTCTCCGATTAACCGATAAGTGGTTCCGCGTTTCTTGTGCCGGAACCGACGCACGCCGCCCCCTTCCTCCGACCGTGGCTGCGCTATGTCTGGCGGGGCTTCGTATGGGCGAGGCGAATCACATTCCGGGCAAGGCTGCGGATGAAGCGACGACCAGCCATGCTCGCAAATGGTCTGCGCTGTGGCGGGTGGTGGTGCGGAGGAAAGGGCGCCGATAGCTTCTACAATTTGCTCCGCCGTGGCGCGAGCGGCCCACCCAGCGGTCGCGCCATAATGCTTTGTGTCAAGCGTCGTGCTTTCAGCAATTGCTTTCGCTTCCGCAAACGCCTCCCGCTTGCCTTCCTCGCGGATGGCATCGAGTTTGTTCATCAGCCTGTAGATTTCGCGTCCTGCCGCTACCTGCTGTTCGACGCGCAGCGCCTCAGTCTCCTCAAATGCAATATCCATCGCCGCGCCGATGCGGTCCTCGACCGATGCGTCGTTGGGCAGGGCGTTGTAGGCCGCGATGCCGTGCTGTATTCGGATTGCTCGTGTGCTCATTTCTTTCTCTCCTTCTCTCTCTTCAGTTCATCGATCTGGTTCTGTAGCTCTATATTGGTCTTACCGGCATTGCCTAGACGTGACATGAGGTCGTTGATCTGTTTGCCGAGCACATCACTCCCTTCCCCTTCGCTGATCTTCTCTTGGACCTTCTTACCGACAACATATCCCATCAACCCAGTGCATATGCTCATGATCAAATCGTGCAGCGTATCTCCTGCGCCGGTCCCGAGGTGACCGTTTAGAGATGCGATGAACGCACCGACCACAATGATCACTGCGATGAGCATGAGACCACCGACTATGATGATCTCCACAATGTCATCCTTGCTCATGCGATAGCTCCTTCGGTGATAGTGCCTCGAAGATGTTGTGATTGATCTTTCTGACCAGACCGTCCTCGACCAGTCGGTTCAGTGCTGCGACAACCTCAATACGAGATGGGGATGAACGACCGCGCTCGTGCAGAGACTGCAACGCCGACAAGCGCTCATTCTCCCGCATCACGGCTCTGTCGATTGCATGAAGGTCCAATCGACATCCTATCAATTCGCCAATCTCAGACCTGACGGTCTGGGATCGACGGGCTGCGCGAAGAGCGGGGAGGAGCGCGGCACGTTGTCCGAAGGATAACGTATCGATGTAGGACAGGAGCTGGTCGGTCAAGCCACGCACTCCGCCGCTGTATTCTTCTCGATCCACGCGCCTTCAATCTTCTTCATCCACTTTCCCTCCATGGGGAACCACGTCCAGCCAGCGGCTCTCGCATCACTAGCTGGGACGATTGATGGTAGACCTCTCAGTTTCTGAACCTCATTCAACCATCGAAGTTCGTCTACCTTGTCGCCATCTTGTCTGGCAAGACCAGCCATCTCGTACGCGCGGTCGATCTTGTTCATGTCTTGACCTTCCGCATGGCGACGACCTTGTCGTCGTGGGCTTGGAGCAGGGCGCGGTCCCGCCGCTGTCTCATGGTTTGTTTGTGACGCTTCATGAACTCAGCCAGTCTCACCAGACGGCGGGGTGCAAGCACGGCCACGGTCAGACCGCCGCCGCTCAGTGAAGTTCTGAGCAGGCTCGTGTCCTCCTCGTTGAGAGCAGACAGGACGACGGTGCGCGGGCCGAAGCTGGTGGGGAAGCGGACGAGTAGGCGGATGGTCATGATTCTGTACCCTCCATGTAGGCGACCTGCGTCTTGGTCGCGATGCGCAGGTGATCGCGGTGAATGCGCTGGAACGGGCCATCTGCACCGAACTGTACCTCGTAGTGTCGGCCCTGCCGCAAGCGGACGAGACCCACCCTGGAGGTTGATGGATGAAAGACCCACCAGTCGCGCTCGTACGCCGGAAGCTCGTCGTTACACTCGGTGTAGGGCCAAGTGATCATGATCGCGCCTTAGCGATCGTGACGTACTCGGCCATTATTTTCCGGGCCTTGGTGAGTTTCGAGGCCAGCACGAGTTCTCGCATTGCTCGAGCTCGTGCTGGGTCGATCTTATTCAGCACCGCGCCGGCGATGGCGAGTTGCTCGATCAGGTTGTCTGAGTGAGAGACCGTAGGTTTGATCGTCACAACCAGATCCCCCTCATCAGATGCTTCGGCGTAGTGCCGAAGGCGCGAGCCAACATCTCGACATGATGGAGCAGAAAGCGATGTCTTCCTGTCTCCATATTCGCGATTGTTCCTCGCGTCCAGATGGTGCGCTGTCTCAGTTCCTCCTGTGAGAGACCGAGTAGCTCACGCATCTGCTGCACCTTCGCACCTAGCTGACGATGGCACGGCTCGAGTTCGGGGCGGCTCACTTCTTTCTCCTTCCGAGGATGTAGTCCGGGCGACGCTGCGCGTTGGGAGGGCAGACGGCGAGGATTCGCCAGCCATCATCCAGCTTGTCCTGCAAGGTGTCAGTGCAGGCGTCGTCCATGTGGGTCACCTCGTCGATGTATAGAAGGCCGAGGTCTGGTATGGTGATCTGCACACGGTCGCTGAATTGATGGACGTTGCCTCGGGATTGCTGCTCGACCTGATCGATCCGGTTCTGCAATTTGACCAGCATCGTATTCTGGTCGCTAGTCTCGTGGATCTCGAGCACGAGCTTGAATTTGGCGGCGGCGCGCAGACCATCATCGTCTACGAGGAACGTGCCGTACTCGGCATCTCGCTTTTTCTCGGGAAGTACGGGGATGGCGACGCGAAGTTCAGCGTACTGCTCGTCGGTCAGCTCCTTCCACGCGGAGCCATAGCTCTGGAATTGGACAGATAGGATCATCTCCACCACCCGCGCCTGTAGCCGTGGAAGCCGAAGATGGCTCCAACGATGCCGATGGCAGCCATGATGAGATGGTAGATCACGAACGAGCTCATCTGCGTCCTCCCTCGACGAATACGTGCCAGACCAATTGGTGGTCGTTGGTGAGCACGGTGCCGACGTGCTGGTAGGAGTGGGACGGTGCCTCGTGTCCCGTGCCGCTGATGATGACCGGGTAGCGCCAAGGGTCCTCGGCTGTATCACATCGATACCAGATGCACAGATCACCGTGCTGAAACGCCGCGTGGAGAAACTCCGTGTGGCGAGGAGCGCTGATGAATTGTGAGTCGACCAGCGCGAGCTGCCGCTTGTGGACAGTGATCATGCCGGGTCCTCCGGCAGCCAGTCCTCCACGAACTTCTCCTCGTCGTTGTAGTCCTCGGAGCCGGAGAAGGCGTTGAATGTCGTAGCGATGTGATAGTCGCTGTAGCGCGCGACGCGTGCGCCGAACTTGTGACGGATATTGCTGACGATTTGCTGATCACCTGTGCTGAGGGGCATGAGTACTCTCCTGCAATGTTGGGTTAAGGTTACACTAGGTAGATGGGGGATGTAAAGGCACTGTCGTTCTTCGGTACTCCCGAAGGACGTCGTTGCAGATTGCGACAGCCTCGACGATGTGAGTCCACTTGGCACGAAAGAAGACGGACTGAGTGTGACCGTCGAGATAGGTTCCTCTGAGCTCACACACGTAGCGCGAGCGGGGGTTGTTCCCGCCGTGCTGATTCTTCTGGAACAGGTGAAGTGAGGCTCGACCCGTAGGGGCGATAAGCCTCACTTCACGATGATAGATCCCGACGTTGTTCGTGTACCACGGCTCGCCGGATAGGGCGCGCACGATCGCGCAGGCGACTTCCGCCTGCGTTGTTCGCGGCATTGCGATCGCTTCCCGAATTGAGAAATTCAGGAAGCGATCCCACGTCTTCGGGCTCTTTTTCCAGGGCGGCAACGATCACCTACTTGGGTGATCGTTGGACTATAGTGACACAGCCGACGAGGAACGGCGTGCCGCGCAGGGGACGACCCTCGAGGCACTTCATCCAGTGGGTGGTTGCGAGATTATTGCGAGGAAGGCCGCGAGCGATCCCATCCTCGTTGACCCATACGGTCGCGGCGCGGCCCTCGTAACGATCGAAAGTCGGGACGTGCTCTATTGACCCCCCAACAAACTCTTGGAGTTTGTTGAGAGGTGGCTTGCGCTCACTGTCGTGCGTGGTGAGGGTACCATCTCCGTGGATGAGTGTGGTGCGGTAGGACATCACTCTGTCTCCAGTGTCACGAAGCCGTGGCTGGTGTCCCAGTTGACGTCTCCTTTGGTGAGGCCACGAGCGATGCACTCGGCGACGGTGGCTCCGACTGTCCAGTGAGAGTAGCGAGTGAAAGACTCGCTACTCGGTCTCTTCGGATTGGGGGCGACCGCCGCAACGCGGCGCGTGTCTACAACGCGCGCAGGTGATGGGTTAGAAGGGCTGCGGACCACTCTGGGCGCTCGCGGAACGTGCCGCGTTATGGGTTTACCCACCAACAGCTCAAGGGCTTGTACGACCCCCGCTGTACTCTCGCGGCACATGGGGAAAACGAGAGCCAAGTGGTCGATCGGATGGTTGTCGAGAGCCTGCAGAAAGTCGGGACCCGAAGGTGGATCGTCGCGCTCGGGGTCTGGGTGTGGAAATGTCGGGTCACGCTTGACCAGACAGTCCCACGCGATCTTGCGGAGCGGCGGCGGCATCGACATGATCGTCTGTCTGTGCTCTGGCTTCAGGAAGTGGTTCATGGTGATTCTCCTGTTTGAGTATGAATTCGTGGTACCAGATGTCGCACCTATCGGATACATCGTCGAGTGCGATGATGGTACCGGGGAAGTCAGTCCATCGGTACCACGGTCGGCCGGGCATCTTCGGATGCTCCTCGTACTGGAGTCGACCAAAGCGAAGCTGTAGTTGTCGAGCCTGATCCTCATGATTGACAGAGAAGACTGGGAGAGCCACCCCGTTGAAGGATGACTCTCCAAGTCGACGATAGCTGATGGTCCCGTCCTTGCAGATATCCACAAGGACGGGACGAATCAGACGACTGGCGCTGAGAGGCATCTGGTCTCCTGTTGTGTAAGGTGGGACGACTCTCACGTCCCTTCGTGTTCACTAATGCACGATCAAGTTCCGGTGCTCAATACTGACTATGGACATTCGCCGGCATCAATCCAGTCAGACCACGGAATTAGCAGACCTCACCCGTGATGTGTTCCTTCTATCGGTCACTATGACCGAGGTGCTGCGGAAAGGCCATTCTCCACTCGCAGGCGGCCGAGGTCGATCTGACCCTGTCGGCGCGCGGTCTCCTGCGTCGACTGGTGCGGGGTGTAGCGCGAGGGCTTCACGCGCCATCGATCCGGAGCCGTCGATCTGGCAGAGATAGCTGGAGAGACGAAGCCGGCGAGACCGACGCTGGATAGTGCGAAAAGATGGCGGTTGAACATGGCTCAGCCTGCGAACATGATGGTGGAGTGATCGGGGCCGGTCATC